TTACGAAATAAGAGCCGCCATCATGCCCGCGAGCTGGCGAAACTGCTCTGTTTGAAGGGACGCTTGGGTGACGGCTACCGCGTCAGCCTGGTGCTCGACACCCAGAACGATATATTCGCCGTTGTGCTCGATCTCCCAATCGTTCTTCTTCTTGCCGGTCGGCCATTTGATCGGATGCCCCTCCGTCTTAGCCAGAACCCAGCGAACGATGTCTTCCTTGTCAGCGGTCTTCGTTCCATGGGTCGCCAGCTTCGTCTCAGATGGCATCACCTGAATGAGCGGGATCGGCAGGGACGCAAGAATGCCGACGGCAATGCCGAACGAGAGCGCCGCGCGGGCAGACTGAGCGCCGGAGGGCACCTCGCTTGCAGCGATCTTGATACCGTGACGCTCGATGACGTCTTGCAGCGTCGTCACGATGCTGCGCGAGCGCTCTAGGTCATCGCTATTGCGTCGAACGCTCTTGACCTTTGATTTAGCGGTGACGACCGTTCCCCAATCGATCACGCGCACTAGCTCGCGCTTTTGCAGATCGACTTCAGACACCGCCCACCCGGTATGCGTAAGGCTCGGGTCAATCCCGAGCATGGTGATCATGGACAATTAAAACGCTCCCCAGAGAGGGTTCTCTTCCTCGACGACGGCCTTGGCCACCTCCTTCGCCTCCAGCTGCGCCGACTCGAAACCCTTGCTGAGGATCTCGTGCATCGCGGCGTTCTTCTCGATCGCCGTGCGAACCTGGGCGTCGATCTCCTCGACCTTGAGGGCGGCGTCCGAGGTGTTGAGATAGCCTTCGATGCGATCGGCCAGATCGGCGAAGGTGTTGATCACATCCTCCCACGAGAGCTCGATCCAGTCGACCTCCCCTTTGTCGCATGTCCAGCTGCCATTGATGGGGAAAAGGAAGATGAGGCCGTCGCGCTTGCCGATCTTAATCGTGCCAGCATCCACCTTTGTATCGGAGGGCACGCTATGCCGACGATAACCCTTGTCCTTGATCGCGCACGCGCAGAATAGCGGGAGCTCGATGGTGAAAGGCCCGTGGGCGCCGGCGCGGGCGAACGCTTCAGCGAGACGGACCAAAGATTTGACGACCGACGTGTCGGCCGCCTTCCCAATCATTTCCGGCGTTGCCTTGATCGGCGGTGCCTTACTTTTTGCCATGAGATCCTCTTATTGAACGGTGACGGTCGCAAGCCCATTGGACTTCTCGACCACAATGGTTTTGCGGGCATATGCCGCGATGTCGTTGTGGCTGATCACGAGGACTGTGCCGCGATCCCGCGCCTTCTCCTCAAGCACGCCCATCAGCCGTTCGAGGCCGGCAGGGTCGAGAGCGTCATCGATCTCGTCGCCGAGCCAAAGCTCGATGCTCTTGCTCGCGCGGGTCGCCACCAGATCCTGGAGAGCAAGAGCGCATGCGAGCCGAACCTTCCGCTTCTCACCACCAGATAGGGCGTTGAAGCTCGGTGCTGAGCCTGCCTTCTCGACCGTGACAGAGAACTTCTCGCGCAGCTGACCGGCCTTACCCTTCATTTCAGTCAGAGTCGTCCAGAAGGCATCGATCGCGCCGTCAGCGAGGCTGCCGAGATAGTGTGCGGTGCGCTCATTGAGATACGGCGTTGCTTCGTCCAGGCGGTGCGCGCGGACACCGGCGGGAGCGAACACATCGGCGACGGCCTGGGCGTATGCGAGTTCCTCTCCGGCCGTGGCCAGCGCGTCATGCGCCGCTGATACTTCCTGAGCACGCTTGATCACTTCCTTGTCGGCAGTGTCGATCATCGACTTGAACGGGTTCTGTGCCGCAGCTTCCTGCTTCCACCGGGCGCCGACGTTCTGCGCAGCTACACGCAGCCGCTCGACTTCGTTCTTCGCCGCGTCGATCAGCTGGAGCTCTCGCTGGAGGTTCTTGAGGCGTGCGCCTTCGGCCGACACATCTGTCATGGATGCACGGTGATCGGACAGCGCCTTCTCAGCGGCAGCGACAGCACGCTCGAATGCCGGAACCTTCTTCTTGACCTCCGCGTGGGTGGTCATGACGCGCTCCTGATCGTCCTTCTGCGCCTTCAGTCGAAGGTCGCCAGCCGAGATCGCATCTGCCAGGTGCTCGTCTTCCAGCGGCCGGCCGCAGTCATCACAGGGCTTACCGACGCCGTTGCGAGTTCGCTCCAGGGCATCCTCTGCCTGCTGCACCGCACGGGTCGCGGCCTGCACCTGTGCCTCGTGGGTAGCGAGCTTACGGTTGATAGCAGCCATGTTGTTCTTGGCGGTGTCGACGTCGGCAGCCAACTGGCGTTCGCGCTGGACCTCGCTCTGCACGGCGGCAATCTTCGCCTGGGTGGCCTGGATGTCGTCGCGCACCTGCTGCTCGCCAGCGGGGTCCAGATCGTCCTGCGCCTTCTTGAAGGCCGTGACGGCGGTAGTGGTGTCGGTCTTCAGCTGGGCGATCTTCCCCGCCTGACTGCCCTCCCATTGCTTGGATTGGTCGCTCAGACGCTCGACAGACGCGATTGCGTCGCGGTGACGCTCGGTTGCCCGGTCATGCGCGATTTGCGCTTGTGCGCGCGTCTCAGCGCGTTCTCGCGACCGTTCACGCGCAACATCATATGCACCGGCAAGCACGTCGACGCCCGCAGCTTGCTCGACAAGGAGCTTGAGCTGCTTATCGGTCATCCGCGGAATGTCAGGCAGCATCTCCTGGCCGGAATAGACCGCGGCGGCGAACACCTCCTCCGAACAGCCCAGCAGACGCTCGACCGCCTTCTGCGTCAGCGCAGTGGTGCCCTTGGTGATGTCGTCCCACTCGCCCTGATCGTTCTGCTTGAACAAGAGGAGATTGTTCTTGTGCTTGGGATATTTCCGGTAGCGCTCGACCCGGTAAAGCTCGCCATCATCGTCGATGGTGATGCGAGCGGCCGCGCCTTTGCCCGCGATCGTGTTGACGATGTCATCGCCGGAGACGCCGCGAGCGGTCGAGCCCCACAGACACCAGTGCAGCGCATCACCCAACGAGCTCTTGCCCGAACCGTTGCTGTCGGCGCTGGTTTCATCGTTGTTGACGCCCGAGACATGCACGAGGCCCAAGCCGTCGAGCGTCAGCTTCGCCTCACCGATCGCGAGTATATTCTCGACGTGGAATTCTGTGATTTTCATTATTCACTCCCCAGGGTGCGGGCCTCGCGCAGAACATCGAGCGCTTCGACGGCGATCCGCTTTTTCGACAGCTTGCCGGCGTCGAGATGATTGGCGACATAGGAGGCGACGGACACCTCCAGCGTGACGTTCTTGGTCGAGGAGGAGCCGCGCGTAACTTCCCGCTTCTTGGTGCTGTGATCGACCCAATTGAGCGCGCCAGCATCCTTCAGCGCTTCACGGGCCTTTGCCAGCAGATCAGCATCAGCATCCTTGAGACGCAAGCGGACATAGTTGCCCGACACGCTGACGGGGTCGATCTCATCCACATCGTCGATGTTGACGAATTGCGGCGCCAGGCTCTCGTGAAATTCCACCTTATCGCCGACCATCAGGAAGCCTGCGTTAGTGCCGGGGTCGCTCCACGTCTGGTGGCTAGAAGCCCCTATCGAATATACATCCTTCGCCTGCTCGTTATGGTGATGGTAGTGACCCACGAACACGCGGCGATAACCCCACTGCTTCACCTCTACAGGATCGAGGCCGTGGTCAGGCAAACCCTTGATCACGCCGTTTAGCGGCGCGTGGATGATCAGGTCGCGGGTGGAACCCGCGTTGTTGATGGCGATCGAGCGAAGATCATCAAGATCCTCGACCCAAGGGATCATTACGACCTCCTGACCGCCGTCAGCCGTCACCACCCTGAAATCTGTGATCGCCGTGAAGCCATCAAGCTCATCGAGCGCCTGCATGGCATTACCCAGCTTGTCGCTGTGCTTGCCGGTGAGATCGTGGTTGCCCGCGATCGCCCAGACCCGAACTCCCATTCCGCAAATCTCGCGAAATGTGTCGATTGCGGGGTTCTGAACCTCTGGGTCGATCTTACCGCGGACGTGGTAAAGATCGCCGCCCAGGAACATATCCTTTCCGCCAGCGGCAACGAGTGTTCGGGCCTGCCGCTTTAATTCGCTGAGAATGGTGGCGAGGCGACTGTTCACTCCATCATCATTCGTCTGCGAGAATGCAGACCACCCATGAAGATGCTGGTCGCTACTGACGGAATAAGGGATCATTGGTTCAGACGCTCCTTATGCGGCTGCGGGGCGGATTTCGGCGAGAAGCTCATCAGCCTGTTCGCGGGCCGAGGTTGCGGCATCGGTCAATTCTGCGGCGGCGTTGCGCACAGAAATGGAGATCAAGGCGTCTCCCTTGAGAGTGAGCGTGTCGGCGCGGGCATCGAGATCGGAGCTCATCGCATCATACTGCTGCGCCAGTTGGAGCGGCGCCTGAGCCTTGTCGAAAACAGCCTGCGCATAAACGATGCACGGACCTTCCTGATCTGCTTCCGGCGAACCCTTCTGACCCTCTTCCTGCTCAGCCATCTCGGCAGCGGCCGCGAAGATCGGCGAACCGTTGGTGTCGCCCTGCTGATCCGCAACCGCTCGCTGGCTGGCGGCCATAATCTCATGCAGGCGATCGCCAGCGATCAGAAATGCGAGCGTCTTATTCATCAGTCTTCCCTTCAGTGCTCTGCCGGCGAACAATTTCACCGACATTATTTGAAATGTTTTGTGTGTGCTCGTTGGCATGCAGGGGATGCGTGAGAAGCCAATCCTCCATGAGCTCCGTGCCGTCAGAGGTGAAAATGTCACCCAGGCGGTCGATCTTCTGGCGCTCAGCTTGGAAGCGGCGCTCACGGTCGGCCTTCTTACCTGCCATCTTTGCCTTGTGAATGAACCTGCACTCTTCCTTCGAGAGCGTTTGCGACAGTCGCGACATTAGCGTTCCTGTGTGTGTGTTGTTTTCTATGCACTCTTACTAGCGAGTCGTTTTCGCTTCTGCAAGTTGGGACCGAGATATTTTTGCGTGAAACGCTGGTAAGGCACCATGCGCACCGACCAGCCTTTGAAGTTGGTGCGAGAGCGCGCCATCTCATCGTTGAAGAAGTCATCGATCGGCGTCAGGAAAATGCGTCGCTGTTCCTCGACGGTGATCATGACGACCGTAACGCTGTGCTTGTCTCGGGCCGCGGACAGAAGAGCACGCTCAACGCCGAGCGCTGCTGCTCCGTTCTCAATGGCCTCGTGGATCGATTTCAATCCGCCGCACCAGATGTCCCTACCCTTCTGCTCGACGATCAGGAAGCGGGTGCCCGCTTCCGTCTCCATGATCTTACCCCTAACCCGCGGCGCAATCTTCAGCAAACCGCAGCGCTTCATACTCGCGCAGACGGGCCGCAACATCCTCCACAGGCTCGCGCTGAAGGTAAATGGCGGTAAGGCGCGTGCTTTCGTTGATGATGCGTGGGCCATAGTTTCTGAGCTGCCATTCTTTGAGGAGCGCCGGAGCTTCCTCGACCGGCTGCTCCAGCATGATGTGATTCATGTGTGCGTGGGCAGCCAGGATGTCATCGATCGGGCCGACGTGAAGGCTGACCACATGCGCCAGGCCGAAAATCTGGCGGCTCTTTGAGTTGTATAACCCGACGACTTGACGAAGATGCAAGCGCCTCGACCAGGCCACCCCAACGCGCACAGTGTTGGCGAAGCTATCCAGTCCAATTTCATCCACAAATGGGATGACCGGGAGGAACTTGTTGCACATATTCCGAGGCTTTATGTTGCACGTCTGGGTCAACCCGCAGTGATCGCAAACTATCTTGCCTGCACCAGAGCGAAATTCTCCCTGCTCATTCTTCCTGAGCTGCCTCGTATCTGTATTTATCAAAGTCCACCTAAATAAAGAGTGACATTCACACAGGTATACGCCCATGTGAACGTCACTTTCAACTTGGCAATTTAGTTATATGCGCCGACGCGACGCTTGCCAGTCTCAATCTTGAGGAGACGGCGCATCATGACAACCGACCCTTCAGTGGTGGCCGCCATATAGACGAGGCCGACGACCGCGATCTTCCACCAAGCGCCGGTGGTCAGCGCCTGAGTCAGCTGTCCGAACAGCAGGATCTGGGTGAAGAACCAGATGCCATTCGAGCAGTAGGCTGCCTTGCGATGATGGGCGACATCACCGCCATTGCGCGACCGGCTGACCCAGGTGAAGGCCATGTTCTGGATGAAGGCGACGATCGCAAAGAGCGCCAGCATCAGCGGAAAGGGGATTGCGTTCATGCTGCCATCTCCAGCTGATAGACGCTATTGCGTGTGCGAATGACGCCATTGGCATCAGGGCCAGAGATGATGAGGCTCGTGCGAATGGACTCTCCGTTCTTGAAACGACCCTTCCGGTCAGCGTAAACCTTCCCGAAGGCAATGGGTCCGCGCCCCATGTCATGAATGCTCGCCTCCTTCAGAACCGCATCCACCGGCGCCTGCTCGGTTGCAGGATGAACCTGCTTGTTGTCGACCACATGGCGCTCGACTTCGTCAAGTTCACCGCCCCACCCCGAGAAGATGAACTCAGGACGTTCGCCGGTGATATTGAAATAGGCGTCAGAAACAGCCTGACGCATCGGAAGGTCGGCGCCAGAGGGGAGCTTTGCAGCATCCACCTCCCCGATCTTGCATTCCCAGATCTTCATGCCGGCATTGCCTCCGCGATGTCGATCAGGCGATCGAGGTTCTCTGGATCTTCATGCAGGTGCGCGATGAAATTATCCCTGCCCTGAAGGCGCTTACCCTCCCAGGTGAACCAGGCACCGCCCTGAATACCGAGATCGGTCAGATGGGCCGCGCCAATATGATCGACCATGGAGTCCATCACGTCGATGTAGCCGGTGCCATCTGCCCGCCACTTGAATTCCCAGCTGGTCTTCTGGAACGGCCGGTAGGTCTTGTTCTTGATCGCCTCGGCCTTGATCTTCTGAGCGACGACCTCCTTGGTCTTCTTGTCCCGCTCCATCTCACGACCCAGGAAAAGCCGCAGCGAGGCATAGTAAGGCAGGGCCTCACCGCCAACCGTATAGCGGGGATCGCCATATGCAACGCCAGGCTTCATGCGCAGCTGATTGAGGAAGATCGCCAGCACATTGTTTTCGGTGACAAACTGGTTGAACGCCGGGAGTTCCTGGCTGGCGGCCATCGCCAAGGCCAGATTGTCCTTCATGTTCTGGCCCTCACCCTCCTTCTTGTCGCGGTTGAGCTTGGCGGCCGGCACCATGCCCGCGAAGGAGTCGAATACCATGACGAGCGGCGCTTCGAAGGGAATGACGTCAGCCTTGCGAATGGTTTCCATCCAGTCGATCGCCTGATCCAGCGACTGCTCGAAGCTGCGCGGGCGCTTATAGTTCCAGATACCGGGCGTGTCGTCCAGACCCAGACCCTTCGCAAGGTCGAGCATGAACGAGCCTTCATGATCCTTGAAACCGGCGGCGCCACCAGCTTTCTGAGCTTGCGCCATGACTGCCGTTGCCAGCTGCGTCTTGCCCGCGGATGGAGGGCCGGCAATCTCGACGATGCGGCCGGTCTTTATGCCGCCGCCGCGATACTTACCCGAGAGGGCGTAATCGAGATTGGGCACACCGGTCGACAGGAAAAGCCCGTCGTCCCTGGCCTCGTCGGACTTCACGCCGCCCTTCGTCAGCGCGGCGGCGAGTGCGTTTGCGATACTCATTAGTTGGAAAACTCCTGTTCAAGCTGAATGAATGGCGAGAGGAAGGCGTCGACGTCCTTGAGAATCGACGCGAACCCAAATTCGGAACAAAACTTCACAAAGCCGTCCCGATCGACCTTGGCCTTTGTGCCGCGAATGTTCTTGGGCGCGGGGATCTCGGGATGCCCCAGATCCATCATCTTGAGGGCGAACTCGAAGCGTTCATGAGCCTCCTGATTGCCGTGAAATTTGGCGAGACCGGCCCACGTCTTGGGCTTCTCGACGTGATGCGCCACGAACCGGTTGAGCGCCTGGTCGAGCGGGGTGCGCAGGAACTCATGGACGTCATCGAAGGCGGCAAGAAGATCGAGAGCGCCCTTCTCACCGACGCCCGTCTTGGGCTTGATGTTATCGCCAGCATCGCCCTGAAGCGCCTTCGAATGAATGAAGGCCTTTTGCGTGCGGTAGCCGGTGAACTTCTCGAAGTTGGAGACATTGCATTTCTTTTCGGTGCGCGGGTCGAACCAAGCAACGCCATGTTCCACCAGCTGCAACCAGTCACGGTCAGCGGTGATCAGTGTCACTGTATCGCCGGCAGCAAGCGCCTTGCGGGTCAATATGGCTGCCATATCATCAGCTTCCATGTTGGCTGCCACCAGCTGAGACTGTCCGAGAAGGTGAAGCCCGCGAAACATATCTCGACGCTGAGACTTATATTCTTCCTTCGCCTTTACCTTGTCGGCGGTATCGGAACGGTTCCCCTTGTAATCAGGATGCTCCTCAAAGCGATGAGAGCGACCGTCCCACAGCCAGATAGGGGTTGACGAAAGCCGCGTCCGAAGCAGCTTGTTGGCTGATCTCAGCATACCAAAAATCGCCGTCGTCTCACGGTCACCGGCATAGAGCTTGCCGGATCGGGCATTTCCATGCTGTGCCGCATGACCGATTGAATTGGCATCAATATATAGCCGTCTCATGATAGATGAGCCCATGTCTTTCGTCTAACAATGTCGCTCACCGTTCCGGGAGAGACGTCGTATTGTTCAGCAACTGACGCCTGCGTTCGAACAAGACATTCCTGTCGTATGTTGCGAACATCCTTTTCAGTCAGTCTGGCGGAAGCTGATCTCGATCCTTGATTAGATGTTCCGTGCTCCCGTCTATCCAGCTGATTGCTCGAATTAGTGCCCCAGCGGAGATTCGAGAGACGAGCATCCGTGCGGTCATTGTTGCGGTGGCAGCCCTTCATCCCTTTCGGACGCGGGCCGATGAAAGCCTCGAGCACAAGAATGTGAACCTTGGCGTTCCTTCGCCGTTTTCCAGCCTTCAAATCGACCACCGCATACCCACCAGCCTGTGGCGTTTGTATGGTGTTCTTTAGGATACGGTGATGAATAGCCGCGCGACCACGAAGGCCTTCTCGAGCCAGGTTGCGGACGCGACCTTGGTTAGACACTTCATAGTAGCCTTCCCACCCAACGACCGGCAACCAAATCTCGGCTGATTGTGGAGGGGCGACTGCCCCTCCACCTTCAACAGCGGACTTGCCGCTCACTTCGATCATGGACCGAAGCACCTTCTTATTGCAGGCTTGCCAGAATGTCGTCGATCTCGTCCGACGCCGCCGGCGCGGTAACAGGCGAAGCGACCGGCTCAGGCTCGGGGGCGGCAACCGGTTCCGGCTCAGCGACCGGGGTCGGCTCTTCGACAACAGCCTCGACCACTGCGTCCTCGATGTCCGCCTCGACCGGCTCGAGGAATGGCACCTCATCATCGATGTCGTCTAGGATCTCCGTCACTGCTGCGGGCGATATCGAAGAATTCGATGTGGCACCAGCGGACTGAGCCGAACCGACGGTGTTGCTCGAAGCGATGCGCGGCTGCGAGGCTGCGCTCAGCAGATTGGCAGACATGGGGATGCCAGCCGCACCGTTCAGACGGCCGAGGAATTCCAGCGCCTTCTGTTCCAGGCCCTCGAACTGCGACGCGATCCACGCATCCAGGTCGATCGCCTTCTCAAGGATTTTGGCATCGAGCGGCGCCTTCTTCGGGGTCACCGTGAAGGTATATTTGGTGTCCATACCGGTGCCGGTCTTCTCGCACTTGAAGACGTGGCCGTTCGACAGGCTGGCGATGTCATAGTCGGGATCTTCGTCCGTCCACGCCTCGAACTGCGACAGAATGCCGTCGAACGCGCCTTCGCTGACCTCGATCAGCACGGGTTCGGTCGGCGACTGATCCTTGTCGTCGAGGATGAGGGCGCAGAAAATCTCGCGCGGCGAGGAAAGCATCTTGCGATAGTGATCGCGGGTTTCCGGGTCGGGAGCCTGACGCATGGCGTCGAAGATCAGCTCCTTGATCGGATCGCTTTCGCCATAGGTGATGTCGCGGTCGCCGATGCCGAAGAAATTCTGGCCGTCGAAGGACTTCAGGTAGGTCTTACCATAACGACGGGAGAAGGCGCCCGAATTGGTCGGGGTGGCGGCGGTGTCGAGCGCCGGCAGAATGCGGAAGCTGGTGGTGCCACCCTTCCACTTGTAGGGCTTCAGCCCCTTGCTGCGGTTGGCGGCGATCTTCTGGCGCTGCTGTTGGATGCGCTCACGGGCAGTCAACATACTCAAAAACTCCTGTGTTGCTCTTAATCGATTCGTGTGTGTGTTGTTTATAACGCGCTCAAGACGCACTTGTCGCGTGGCTTCCCGTTGGCTTATTCGGGGGCTTCACCTCCTCGCGCCGCGGGGCGCGCAGCGTTGCCTCGAGCCTGTCGGCGCTGATCGTAGCCGGATACGGCTTGGCGCGCGGACTGGATCTGGACGTTGGTCTTGAGCTGATCTCGCGCCAGGTTGCCCAGCGAGACGATCATGGAACTCCGCGTGCGGAAGGCGTCCATCGCGACGCGACAGATGCTTTCGATCTCATCCGCCTCCAGTTGAATTTTCTGGAGGTTCAGCATCTGTGGATCGAGCGCCACGGCAGCCTTCACCATATCGACGGTGATCCGCTCAGGTTTGGAGCCTTCTTCTTCAGCCACTTTCACGGCTTCATCCTGGAGGATCTTGCGGTGCTTCGTGGTCAGCTTGGCATCGACAGCCTTGACCAAGAGCTCGACCTTGTTCTTCTGCTTCTTCGCCTTGGAGTGGCAAATCCCATACCAAGCGGCGCGGGCAGTCTGCGTCCGCATGGCCTCGGTAATGTCTTCCAAGTTTTCGTTCACCTCTTCGGTGAACTTGGCGACGTCGATAAATTCCTGAAGCTGCATCGGTATCCCTCTATGTTTGTGTGTTGTAACGCACACTCTGTAAACGTCAATAAGATTCGTCGACCAATGCTTTCGCTTCGGAGAAAACTTTCGTGAGCGTCTCGCGCTTTTCAGCGTCATGATAGATCTGCGTGGGCTTGAATCCGACGATCACGGTGGCGTCGAGTTCCGCGGAGAAGCTCTTGCGGCCGACATGATCCGCCAGCCCCTTTATCTCCGGGAAGAATGTCTTGATGGCCTGCGGCCCGAGCAAGACGATCACCGGCGGCTTCATGATGTCGATCTCCTTGCGGAGAAACAGCAGTGACCGGGCGGCTTCAGCGGAAGGCATATCCTCGCCCTTGCGCAGGGGTCGGCGCAAGATCCAGGTCCAGACGGCGTCATCGATCGTCAGGCCGGCTTCATGCAGGCTCGGCGCCACATAGTTCATGTAGGACCATTGCTGCCTGAGCTCTTCGCGATCGTTGAACGGCGCATCGAGAATGACCATCATCTTGGGAGCTGAGCCCAGGTGGCACGGCACGATGCCGTCGCCCAGCACCTCGCGCATTTCTCCCTCGATCTCGATCACCTTATCGGCCACCAGATCATCAAACTCAATTGCCCGATTGGCCACGACGCCCTGATCGCTGATCTCGGGCATCAGTTCGATCTGGTCGCGCTGACGGGATGGGTGCGTGGACTTCGGTTGTCCTGGCTCGATCCTCGCGAATGCGCCCACCCTGTTGAGGTGATCTATTGCCTTCGAGTTGACGGCGCGCGCTGACACTCGCGCCCTGAAGTCCTCCATGCTGACGAAGCGGCCGGGACCATAGGTCTTCTGAACGACCTGGAGCCGACGCTGGCCTGGAACCTTGACCTTCTCCTCCACCTCTGTCGGTTCGGTTTTGGACCGAGCCTCCATGATTGCCGCGGCACCTTTCTCGGACACATTCTTGATCGCCGAGAGCGGTGCGATGATGAGGACGTCGTTCAGCGGCTCGAAGCGGTTGGTCGAGACGTTCACGTCTGGCGGAATGACCTTGATGCCATCCTTGAGCGCCTGCTTCACGATCCCAGAGAGCTTGTCGCTGTCGGCGATGCCCATTGAGGCAGAATAGAACTCCACCAGATAGTGTGCCTTTAGGTAGGCGGCCTGATAGGCGATGATCGTGTATTCGACGGCGTGCGATCGGTTGAAGGCGTAACCGGCAAAGCCCTCAATATCGGTGAAGAGCCGGTCGGCATCGGCCTGCGGCATGCCCGACACATTCACGGCGCCAGACACGAACTTGTCGCGCATCTTGGCCATGATGTCGGCGTCCTTCTTACCCATCGCCTTTCGGAGATAGTCGGCCTCACCAGGCGTAAAGCCGCACAGATCCCGGCTCACCTGCATCACCTGCTCCTGATAGCAAATGACGCCGTAGGTATCCTTGAGGATCGGCTCGAGAACGTCGTGGGGGTAGGTGACCGCCTCTGTCCCGGCGCGGCGTCGGATATAGGCTTCGGTCAGGCCGGCGTCGAGCGGACCAGGACGGTTTAGCGCATTCAGCGCCACAAGATCCTCGAAGGTCAAGCTGTCGGTCTTCGCCATCTCCTTGAGAAGACGACGCACAGAACCGCCTTCGAACTGGAACACGCCGGCGGTCTTGGCGGCGTTGAAGATGTCCAGCGTTTCAGGGTCATCGAGCGGCAGCTTGTTGATGTCGAGCTTCATTGCCCGCCGACTGAAGATCAACTTGATGGCATGATCGAACATATCGAGCGTAGAGAGGCCCAGAACGTCGAGCTTGATAAGGCCCTGTTCCTCGCTGACGCGCTTATCCCAATTGATGACACGGGCATCGCCGCGCTTCTCGACCACCGCACGGTTCGCCAAAGGCTCGCCAGCAACGACGACACCGCCTGCGTGAGTGCCATAGGCGCGCATCTTGCCCTCGAGCTTGAGTGCCTTGCTCCAGACCCCAGGGAAGCGTCTGGCGAACTCCTGGATCTCCGGCGTGCTTGCATGCGCTTCTTCCAGTCCGGCCGAGACGCCGTGCGTATCGCCGATGAACTTGGTGGCGCCCAGATCATCCTGCGAAAGGCCGTAGATACGCGCCACGTCGCGGATCGCACCGCGCGCGCCCATGGTATTGTAGTTGACGATGCCCGCCACCCGGTCGGAACCGTAGCGCTTGGCCAGATAGGCGATCACCTCCTCGCGGCGCGTGGACATGAAGTCGAGGTCGGCGTCAGGGAGATCGAGACGGTCGGGGTTGATGAAGCGCTCGAACAGGAGGTTGAAGCGGATCGGATCGACATCGGTGATGCCGACAAGATACGCGACCAGGCTGCCGCCGACCGACCCTCGACCGGGGCCGACATAGATGTTCTGGCTCTTGGACCATCGCACCAGATCGGACACGAGCAGGAAGTATGGCGCGAAGCCCAGGCGTTTCAGCGTATCCAGCTCGAACTGGAGCCGCGGGAGATATTCGGCCACCAGCGTCTGCTTGTCGGGAATGTAGCTGAAGATGGGCGTGGTGAAGCGCTCGGACCAGCCTTTCTTGCAGAGATCCTTCAATGCCTCGTCTGGATCGTCGGCGAGCACCGGAAGGGACGGATCGAGCTTTGCCCAGGAATATTGGCACAGATCGACCAGCTTGGCCGTGTTCTCGAGCCCTTCCTTGAACTGCCCGCCAAAGCCAGTGCCATAGCGCGTTTGAATGGCAGTGTTGGCCTTCACGGTCGCATGGGCGAGATCGCGCACGGTCATCGGCTCATATTTCGGAACCGGCCGCAGATAGTCCTGATATGGTCGACGATCGGCTATACCCGCGTTGCAGCTGAAGGCCTCGACGTCATTCTCTAGCCAGAATGCCGGGTTGACCACCAGCGGGCGCCAGTCGTGGATCGTGCCGCTCTCATTGATCGCTGTGGCCCAATCGATCACACGCCTGTTCTGTCGCGAGTAATATGGCGTATCGCTCGGCACGAGCTCATAGAAGCGCGCTGAGAAGCGAACGCGCGCGACTAGGTCAGACATCGCTTGAAGCATGTCCTCGCGCTGAGCGACGCTCTCTAGGTCACCGGTGCTGATGACCAGACAATCATGATCGAGCAGCGTCGCAAGGTCATCCCATGTCACGCGCGGGACGAAATAGAAGCGGTCGGTATCGAACGCGCGGGTCAGCAGACGGTAGATGCTCCGCATTCCGTCATCGTTGACCGGGTAGAGCTTGAGATAGCACGGGCTTTCGCGCTCCTCCTTACCGCGACCAGTGTCGTCGGCCATAATCACCCGGATGCGAACGCCGGCCAGTAATCGGCGGTCGGATTTCTTGAGCGCGTTTGTCGCCTCAACAACCGAGGAGATCGACATCGTATCGCAGATGCCAACCACTTTCGCGCCAGCCTTGTCCGCAACAGCAGACAGGTCTTTGATGCCAAGGATCGACTCCCCCAGGGAGAAGTCGGTGCGGACGCTGAGAAGAGGCTGGATCATTCTGTCTCCGGGAGGGATTGGTTCATAGCATCGCGAGCGGCTTTCCTTTCCGCGCGCGTCATCCATGGAAAGCTCATCGGCTTGCCCGATGCGTCTAAAAAGCGATCGAGGAGCCGCAGCACGTTCGGCCGGCGATCCTCCACGATCTTCGAGCATTCGGCCTGCGCGACACAGTGGCCACACACATCTGATTCACCATCGAAGGCGAGCGACGAACCGAAACATCCCAATGGCTGCATGTGTGTTGTCATACACAAACTCGCCCAGCAGTTCAAGAAAAATGAGGGTGGCTGTGACACCACCCTCCAGGTGAGGAAGCCAGAGGTGAGCGCCCCTGACAACGAACCCTTAGCCGAAGATGCGCTGCGCGGTCTGACGGACAGCCTCGCCCTGCGTGGTGTCGAGACGGTTGGTGTAGGACAGATCGATGCCCTTGCGGAACTCACCACCGCGAACCATGCCGATGGTAGCAGCGCGGATCAGCTCGCGCGGAGAGATCGGCAGCGACAGCTCGCCATTTCCATACATGGTGCGCACCCGCTCGGCGAAGTCGACCAGCTTGTCGGCCACCTCCTGCGTCACGCCAATGCGTTGGCGCAGGATGGCGATCTCCGTGTTCTTCTCGGGATAGTGGACCTGAACGGTTACGCCGAAGCGAGAATAGGCAGCGGCGTTACCGATCTTCGTGCCCGAATAGAGGCCGGTATCGTCGCCCGAACCGTTGGTGTTGCCCGTTGCGATGAAGCGGAAGTTCGGATGCGGCTTGATCATGCGCTGACCGGCCGGCGCTTCCTTGATGTAGAGCGGCTTACCCTCCAGGATCGGCTGATAGACCGCGATGACCGCCGGATGGGCGAAGTCATATTCGTCGGCGCAATAGACCAGACCGTGGATCATCGCCTCGGCCAGCGGCCCATATTCGAAGACGGTGGCGCCGTCGCGCACCAGCATCTGCCCTACGATATGCGCCTCCTCGGTCGTGTCGGTGTGCTGGACGCGGAGCCAGGGGCGATTCATGCGGGCACAGATTTGTTCCCACAGCGTCGTCTTGCCCGTGCCGTGCATACCCCAAGCGAGCGAGGGCATATTTAGCTGAAGTGCCATCACGAGATCGACGAGCTCTTCAGGACGGAAGACATAGCTGGCGTCGATGTCGGGCACGAGCTCCTGCAACTCGGCCGGCAGATTTTCCAGCACATCAACCTGGCGGGGTTCGCCCTGCTGCTGATTTCGGCGGGCCGGCGATCGGAGAATGTCACTCAGCGGGAGCTCGAAGACCTCGTGCATCGGACGCTTCACCGACGATCCGGGCTGCGAGAACGGCAGGATCTTGGCGACCATCTGCTGAGCAGCGGCGTCCTGCTGCTTGTTCTCCGCGACCTTTTTATTGGCGGCCTGTGCGAACTTCTCGCTCATGATCGGGGCGCCGGGGAAGCGCGCCTCATATTCCTCCTGGCTGACATCAGGGTGTGCCTGCGTCAGGTGCTTGGGGATATAGTGCTCGAGCGAGCCGCAGATCTTGCATTCGATCTTGTCGGTGGCGGTGGCAGTGGTCATCTTCATAGCCGTTGCAGTGCTCATGTCTTAGCTCCTTGATCGCGTCTGCGCGCTGTTGATGTGTGTTACTTACCATGCACCGCGATTCGTGCAAGTGGGAATTGTGTGGCTTACTATGCAGTCAGTTGCCCGTCATGAACTTCTTGAGGAGCTGGAGCAGCTGCTTAGGCATTTCCGACACGTCCTGGATCGTCATGTGATGCGGATAGTAGCCTTCGGGGCCGTTATGCTGGATGCCTATGCCGACAAGATCGATGCCGGCGGCGGCGATTGCCTTCACGACCTGCTCGGACTGCCGCTGATACGCATGATAGTCCTCCATGCCGCGCGGATTATAGACGTGACCACAAGGCTCGCCGTCCGTCATCACCAGCATGATCTTCCGCTGCTCGGGCCGCGCAACCAGGCGGCGCGCTGCAAACTCTATCCCGCAGCCTTCGGGAGTTGAACCCATCTTGAAGCCGCAGTTATCGCTGTAGCCAAGCTGATTGAAGACGTGAGCAAAGCGCCGCTGGGTCGGCTGCGTCCATCGCTCGTCGAACGTCTTGAACTTGGGCATCACGATCGGGATCGGACGGATGATCTTTGCGATGGCGTCAGCCTCAGCGAGCGCCTGCTTATATTCTTTGGTGGCGACGCGAGGGTCGCTGCCGTTGTCAGTGAAGCCCAGGCACTCGAATGCAACATTGAGGCGCGCGAGCACGCTGCCAATCGCGTAGGCCGTCTCGGTCGCCAACACCATGCGGTTGCCATTCATCGATCCCGAGCAGTCGATCACGAGGGAGATTGCAGTGTCGAGCGACGGAGCTTCCTCTCGCCGCGTAAACACGCGGTCATCGCCGGCCATGATGCGGTGCAGGTTGGGTGAGTGGAGGCGGCCGGAGCGCATACCCGGCATCCGCTTTACCTGGCTGCGAGCAGCGATCAGCCGGCGCATATCCTTCTGCAACGGGCCGGTGGTCTTGGCGACCTTCTGCTCCAGCGGCTCCAGGTTCACGCCATCGGGAACGACGATGTCCACGATCTCGTCGAAGTCGCGGGTGAAAACGCGGAACTCCTCTGAGTCATAGGACTGAACCTCCTTCATGATGACCTGGGCGAGCATGCCGTCCATGTCCTGAATATCATCGGGGTCGATCTCGATCGGCTCAGCATCGAGGGGTTGGGGCTCGGGGCGATCACGCTCCTCTTCCTCATCTTCGGCGTCGCCGTCCTGCTCAGGCTCATCCTCGTCTTCATCCCGATCCTCGTTACGCTCGGGCGGCGGTGGGGGCGTGTCCTGCTGCTTCCAGTCGGAGTCGTCCATTTCGATCGAGGCGCCATCCTCATCTTCGTCCCAATTCTCGAGCATCGACTCGAGCCAGCGGGCATCCTCGACGAACTCGCGGAACTCCGAGTTGTTCGCCTGGAGCTGACGGAGTTCGGCCTTGTGCTCAGTGGGCCAGAATATCTCGTCGGGGCCATAGATGTCGATGATGTCTTTTGCATCATCCAAAGACAAAGCTGTAATCACGCCCGCGCTCCCTTCATGATTTCACCAAAATGACGGCGAGCATTGCGAAGAAGATCAAGCACAACATCCTCTGTTGCGCTCATCTCCTGCGCGATCTGTGCGACCGTCTTTCTTTCTTTTTTATACATGAAAAGCGCTTTGCGTTGAGTGGGTTCTAGCTGCTTGAGAGCTTCCGTGGTGGTCATATTGGTTTTTCCACCTTCCCCTGGTTTCAAACTTTCTTCCTGACCTTCCTCCTTGCCGGCCTTTCCTTCGCCAGGCTCATCACCGTCATCACCGGCCTCGCCGTCTTCCTGATCGTCGCCATTCTGCTCGGATGCGTCACCGTCATCGCCGGCGGTATCAGAGGCGTCGTCGCTGTCGTCGGACGCACCTTCACCCTCTTCCTCATCCTCAGCGTCCGCGGTGGGCGAGCTGTCGCTATCCTGATCCTCATCGTCGCCAGCTTCGCCGTCACCATCGCCATCTGTGGGGGTGCAGTCCTGGTCATCGTCAGAGGCGTCGTCGCTGTCGCCATCATCCTCATCGTCGCCACCTCCTCCCATCGGCGGCGGGCTGTGATACGGATCGCTGTCCTCTTCCTGACCCTGGGCAGGCTCAGGCTGCTGCGGCTTGGGCGCCATGTCGTTCAGCTGCTCCACGATGTCGCGCACGAGATCCTCGACATCCTCGAAGCGCTCCATCTCCTTCAGGCGGCGCGAGAGCGTCGGCATGCGGCTCAGGAGAGGCATGAAGTGCTTCCAGTATCCGTGGTCGTCCATGTGCTTCTGGAACGCCTTCTGACCTGCGAGAGCGCGCATGGCACAAACCATGACGCCCGCCAGGGCCTTGGCCGGGTTACCACTCTCGACGGCGGCCGCCATCGGCGGATGCACCATGGAAGGTATGAAGCGCTCATACATCCGCTCGAGGTTCTCCCGAGTGCCGGGAAGATCGCGAGGAAGCAGCTTCTCTAGGCGTATGTCCTCAACCACATTGATCAGGACCGGCGCAGTCGGATCGAACTCACCCGCTCGAGCCGCTTTCGCGAAGGGGGTGTAGAAGATGTGGCCAACCTCATGGTCGAGGTAACCCTGGATTGCCGCAATCAACTCGGGCGAGGCGTTATTATTGAGCTCGGGCAGCACGAGCGCGACCGCCTTGTTACCCTTCGCCACCACATGCGGCTGGTGACCGCGGAACCGCACCGACACGCCATCGCGCGTCAGCATACGGACGGTTTTTGCGAGACTGTCGCGATGCGAGATCGCCTTCAATGCTGCCGGTGCGCTCATAACTTCCTCGTGTGTGTGTTGCTTTGTATGCACTCGCAGTAAAGAGAGAGCGCGAACCTGTCTAGTGGCTTCGCGCTCTAGGTTTAATGCGATGCGGAGCTTAACAAGGGACTCAAAGCTGAGCGAGAAATTCCTCGAGGGATTTGCGCTGAGCCACCGTCAAGCCAGCCGGATGGGTCTTTCGAAGGCTTTCGATCACAGGCAGCTCGGTTAGCGAAATCCACCGCTTCGGGGCATTCCGATTCGAGACGACTTCTCGCAGGATCTCCGTGATCGATTGCGGCAGCTCGTCCAACTCCGCGCCGGCCAGAGCTTCGAGCTCCTCGGCCAGGTAGCCCTTCGACACCTTGGCAGTCGTCTTCTTCGGACCCGAGAGGAGCCGGTTCCAATCGATCTCAGGATAGCGCTGCTGAAGAACGGCAAACAGGAATTCTCCCGGTGCTATGCCGAGCAGTCGGCAGAAATCGGGAGCGCGCTCGATGGGGATCGGCACCCGTCCAGACGCCATGTGCGAGAGCACTACGGACGTCTTGTAGTTCATGAGCTTGGCGACCTGGCGCTGGCTCCAGCCCTTGTCGCTCTCAGCTTTCTCCAGGCCTTCGGCCAACATCTTGGTCGCACGAGTGGACGCATATGGATAATCTCCCTGCGCCTCATTCAAGTCGACAGCCGTAGCTGCATTTACCATCAAATTGTCTCCCTCACTCCGCAGCGACGATGCGCTGTTGTTACGACACACATGACTAACGCTCTCCCGGTCTGTGTCAACAAGCAAACACAACCATTAAGCATCATTACGGTGAACAAACAAAGAACGCGCGATCAAAGCCCGCAGAATTGCGGTAGAATCCGCATGATGGGAAATCTGGGTAACACAAACGAACTCGTTCGATCAGAGCTACCCGTAGGGGTTGCGTAACTTTATCTTGATACCAAGTGAGCGGGTATAAGGCATTGCAGTTGTTATGGCTTTCCTCACAACGTCGGGTGAAACTTCGGCAGGGTCTCTTCCTTTTGGAAGAAAGGCGATTCGCACGATGAAGCCATATCTTATGAGCTTTTCGGCCGCCTTCACGGCAGAATTTAGCGCGCTTTTCTCGCCGTCCCAAAGGATCGTGATCGTGTGAACGCCAGCGGCCTTGAGCTCCATCAGCGCTTGCAACTGCGTGGGCATGCCAGGTTCGAAATCGAGACTCAGATTTTTACCGAACGATCCGACTGCGCCGATGCCTCGCCAGCTCCGATCGCCCTCGATCGCTGCTTGGGTCGCGATCACGTCGAAGGCGCCTTCACCCATGACGATGTGGCTCCAACCCTCTACCTTCGCTCTGTGGGCATTGTAGATATAGCGACCGGTCGAAGGGAGCCTCGGAGGGAAGAGATATTTTGTTTCCGAGGCACCGGTGATGTCTCGCCCCTGGAACGTGACCAAAGTTCCGTCGATGTCGTAGATCGGAATGATGATGCGACCCGAGAAAACCTTGCGGCGATCATTCCCCTCCTCGTCCTTGTAGAAGAAGGCACCGTCCTGACACATGCGCAAGCCGAATTCCCGAGCGACCCCGACAGAGACGCCTCGATTGCTCAGATAGGGCAGATTGGCATCAGGCACGGGGAAGCTCATGGGCAGCTTGAGACTGCCTGACACCGCCGGGGCGATGACCTTTAGCTCGCGCTTCTTCGGTCGCCAGCCGCCGCCCTTCGCAATCGTGTTGAATAGCTCACCGATCTGACGATTATCTTCGGTGCCCAGGTGTGCGCCGGCAAACGTCCACAGATTGAAGTTGCGGCTGCACGAGCCATGGAAACAGTTCCCGTATCCGCTGTCGACGCCCAGATAGACCTTCCACCCGGCCCCGCCGCATGCGGGGCACTCCCGTATGTTGAACTGGCGGCCGCGCGAGCCTGACGTCGTCCGATACTCGATGCCCTCGTGCTCGAGGAAATCCTCTGGGGTGACATTCTCGTAGCCGCTGTCCTGGAGATTCATCAGTCGAACCCGACGAAGGTCGTCATGAAGCGAGCGCAGGCAAGATCCTGCTTGTATCGCATTTTCACCCCGCTTTCGGCGTTACGCATTTCAGACAGGAACAGCACGACCTCGCCGTCTGCCCGCTCCTCGCGCGATTGGTTGATCGTGATCAGCACGTCGGCAGTGCGGACGACTTCATAGTCATCTGCCGCGTCCGTGCCCTCTGAGACATTGCGCTGAGCCTTCTGTGTGCCTGAGCGGTTGGTCTGATAACCGGTCAGGACCGCGGCATTGAAGACCGTGCCCAGCGCGCGAAGATCCTGACCGATCTCGGCAAGTCCGTAGCGCTTTTCCGTATAGTGCGTCTCGGGCTTCATGATGCCCAGATAGTCGACGATGATCAGGTCGAACGAGAGCCCTTGCGCCTCATATTGCTTGAGGATGCGCATGAGCTCCGACACCTTGAGGGTGCGGATCGGAAAGGCCTCGACCTTTAGCTCGCCCAGGCCCGGATTATTCTCCCAATCCTCGACGACCTTGTCGACCTCAGCCTGGCGCTTCACCAGCTCCTTGAGCGGAACGCCGGAGATGTTTGCGTCGAGACGCTCGCCGATGATCTCCTCGGACACTTCGCAGGAGGCGTAGAAAACCTTGAAGCCTGCTCGAGCGGCAGCCTCTGCAAAGGTGATCTTAGCCGCTGTCTTACCAGCCTTTGGCGGCCCCATCAGAATATTGAGCTCCTTGCGCCCCCAGCCGCGGTGCGGCGTCAGCTGATTGTCGAGCTCGGGGAAGCCGGTAGTTATGCCGCCGTTCGTAAATCCGCCGGCAGCGCGCTGCGAGCGCTTCTGCTGCCGTTCTTGCCGTGACCGACGATAGTCCATCTGGGGGCGCTGGTCGGTGGCGCCGATCTGCTTGGCCTGCTCCACTCGAGCGAGCGCCGTGTCGATCTTGCTTCGGTCGCTGGTATCAAGGCTGTCGGCCAGCGTCAGCGTGGCATTAAGCAGCGCCTGGTTTCGCGCGAACTCGGCCACAGTGTCGATGACAAACTGGCGATCCTTGAGCGGGTCGCGGTGGATCACACCCAGAAGCCGCTTCGCCTCGACCATGTCGGCGATCTTCACCTTCTTCCCGGTGATCAGGCGCTTCATGACCTGAACAAAGGTGCCCAGCGTGCAGCATGCGCCATAGCGCTCCAGGTAGATCGCCTGGACAGCCACCAAGGCTGCCAGCGTCTCGTTCTCGAAATATTCGGGAAGAACGAGGGAGCCGGCAGCCTGGACGAACGTGTCATCACGCAGATAGTGGGCCGCCAGTTGCTCCTGGAAAGCCTGGTCAAACTGTGACATGAAACCTCTTGTGTGTGTTATTACGCACATACATGCAGCGAGCGATCGCTGTCAACATGATTGCGCTATTCAGTTAGCCATCAAGCGGGCGCGAACGATCGTTGGTTGAGGAAATTCCTTGAGCGCGATTGCCTCTGGCAGCTGAGGCGTCCGGTAAACGCAGTTGGCGAGCGCCGGTGCGGGATCTACCCTCTCCCTGACCCGCTCGACGAGCCAGTCATGGTATGCGTCCTGAACCGGCAAACCGGCGTAATTTTCGGCGGCATAAAGCGGGTGCGTTGCCAGTATGAGGCGATTGCCAATCATGCCTTCCCACTTGCTCAGGATCGCGGCGCCGAGCTTATCGCTATAGAGCTGTGCCGGAGTGGGTAGCCGCTTCCAAAGTGTGTCGAGTGCTGTCTGGTTGGCCAGGCGACAATATTGATCATAGGGAATGCCTGCTGCATCCGCGACGGTCATAGCCGTCCACATGCCAGTGATGTGCTTGCGCTCGCGCTCCCAAATCGTATCTACCGTGAAGTGGATCGAGTTAACGCCGAGAATGCCGACGCCAGCGCCGTTCTGTCCGCGCTGCGTGCGATGCCATAGCGACTGGCGCGCAGACACCTTGAGCGCCTTGTAATAGTGGTGCGCGAAAAGAAAGAAGCTGTGCCCTGGCGTGAGGCGGCGATAGTCCCACCATTTCGTGCCGTAGGATCGCGCGACGTCCAAAATATGCTTCTTGGGGACGTGCGCTGCGATCAGACCCTCAAGCCGAGCGGCCGGCAGGTTCGCCCCGTAGAACGCTCCCTGCACGGCTGCCATAAGCACGGGGTCGTCAGTGTGGTCGGTCGGGCTGAAAACCCCGAGTGTTGGTTGCCGATTGGCTGACGATCCCGCGGAGGGAGTCGAGGCCGATGTCGATCTTTTCATGTGCGGTGCCACGCTTGCTTGCCCTATTGTGGTAACGAATGGCGATGTCTCGAGCGAGGCCCGAGCGGACGATGTCGTCCAGGGTGAACTCGACAATGCCGACCTGGGGATGGTCTTCCATAACCTCCAGCGCGTCCTCCAGGCCCGATTTGCCGGTGATGTCCTTCTGCACAAAGTCGCCGTCAATGATCACCTTGCAGCGTTCACCCATGCGGCCGAGGAACAACTCCATCTGCTTGGGAGTGCAGTTCTGCGCCTCATCGAAGAGCACCCATGCGTTCTCGAAGGTATGGCCGCGCAGATGGCCCAGCGGGGCGATCTGTATCTTGCCCGCCTTGAGCAGATATTCGACATGACCGGCACCCAGCCGCCGCTCGAGGATTGCTCGAACAGGCGCGAAATAGGGCGCGAACTTGCCGCCGTTGTCGTCGAGCATATCGCCGGGGAGGAAGCCGTATTCCTCGTCGGCGTTGACGGCCGGCCGGGTTACGATGAGCTGGTCGATGCGGCCAGCGGCGAGCTCATCAGCCGCTTTCGATACCGCGACATAAGTCTTACCGGTGCCTAGCGGACCTATCCCGAAAATGATGTCGTAAACGTCGATGGCATTGATATAGGCGTTCTGTGCGTCAGTGCGCGCTTCTAGGGGCCTTTTGGCCTTTTGCGCACGAGGGGCGGGAACTTGGAGGCCGTCACCTGGGAGAGCGAACTGCTGGTCGCGTCGCGCGCGCTTCCCGGTTTGGCGAGCCTGCTTGGTCATTGGTCACTCCTGACGCTATGTGTATGTGTGTTGTTACGCACAATAATACACGATGCAACAAGATTCTTCGCGGCTTGACTTTCCCTTATTATCGGGGAGCGAACCACCGCCCATTCATCATCGTCAGGATCGCTCGCGTGCCGTTCCCGTAAGTGATGGAGTGAGCATGTGCCCAGCTGCTCAGGCCTTTATTATACCCTTGGTCGAGTGAGCCCGAAACGCCCACCACGTAAGCGCCGTCGATGATCTGTGGCGAGTGCGTGTGACCGGTCGTGCTCTTGGCGCCCATCTTGGTATAGTGCCGCGGGTTGCCGCGTGCGCCATTTGCCCCGAGGTGACCGTGCATGGCGTGCTCGACGCCGAGCACCATGTAGCTATCGTCCTCAGATACGAACCGGACGTCCTCGATCGGGGCATGGTCGCGGAGCACCTGCTCGAAGATCGGCGGGTCACCCACGCCGGCCTTGAGCTGCTGGTAATAGCTCAGCTGGGTTTCCAGGTAGAAGATTGCGTTGACCGGATCTTCCTTGAACTCAGCGGTCTTCAGCCAGCGCAGCAGCGCATTATCATGGTTCGATTGCACGACCACAGAGCGACACCAGGGGCGCGATGTGGTGCTGAGAAAGCGTGCGCATCCCTTGAGCGCATCTTCGACGTTGTCGACGCCCTGAGCGTGCGTGCGAAAGATGAAATGGGGATCTTTGATATTGTGATGGTTGCGCGCTGAGAAATCAGACAGGTCATGAAAAAACTGATGCTCGGGACGCAGATAGTCGAGGAGCGGCGTGTCGCCAGGCTGAGCGCCGATGCCCCAGGTGGTCTTGGCCACGACGGGGTCGAGCTTTTCATTGTGGATGTCGCCGTAGGTCAGGGACGCGACCCGGTGCCCGGTGGAGACAAGACCCGCTTCGACCCGCCGGTCGAGGTCGTAGAAGCCGCCCTCATGCTCTCCCAGGCCGTCAGCCTGAAGATGGCGGCAGAAGAACGTGCCATCAGGCATCAGCTCCACCAGCACGGCGCCGATCTGGTGATGAAAGCTCGCCTTTATGCCCGCTTTCTTCTGGACATAGTTGGGCAGGGTGACAGCGCCGGTGGTCATCAGCTGCTTGGTGCGGGCGAGTTTGGCCGTGGCAACCGATTGCAATTGGATCTTAGCGTGCGGGAAAATGCCCCACCGATCGCGCGTATAGGTTTCGAACCCCGACAGTGGCATGGTCGCGGTCGGCAGCGTGTTCATCTCGCCACAGAAGGTCAAGCCGTCCCCGATCGCTATCTGGGTGTTGACCAGATACGGCATCACCTGTTCGTGATAATAGATCGCGTCCGAACCCTTGTCGTGATCCTCAAACAGCTTCTTGGAATAGGTGAAGCCGGCGATCATGATTTTGCAGTCGCCCAGCCACTCCGCATAGGCTTCCAGGTTGCGTATGAAATCCTCGTGGATCAGAGACCCGTCCTGTGCGGAGCTGAAGATGAAATATCGGGTGCGTGTGGCGTGAGGCTCTTCCTGAAGCGGCGCAATGAGATCGCGCTTGAAGAACTTGGGCTCCTCAGCCTCCTCCTGAACCTGAGCCGTGGGCGCCGGCTGACCAGTGCCCAGGCGGCTCACGAGATCAGGAACCCCATCCTCCCCCGCACGGGCGAGCGAGCGCATCTCGCCAGCTCGGTTGCGCACCGTCTTGACCGATATTCCCAATCGCTCTGCAACATGACGGATCGAAGGGAAGCTCTCGATGTCGTTGTAGATGTTGGCGAAGAGCTGATCGAAGGCGCGCATCAGAGCACTCCCTCAATGTAATTGGCCGCCCTACGAAGTAAGGCCGGGTCGTCCCGCAACTTGCCAATGCCAGTGTTGCATTCCGAGCAGAGGATACCGCGCACCTTGCCGGTTTCATGACAATGATCGACATGTTCCTTACGGCCGCCTTGAAGACCGCCCTCACAGAGAGCGCAGGTAGCACCCTGCTGCTCACGCAGCACATCAAGCGCTTGGCGTGTCATTCCATATTTATACTTGTAGTGACCGTCACGGATGCGTTCGCGTAGATCAGCGTCGTTTGCATATTTGTCGGCAGAATGTTTTCTGCGACATTCCTTGCACCGTGACTGATTTCCTTGCCTGCGGCATTTATGGAAATCATCAATTGGCTTTTCTTCAAGGCACATCAGACAGAGCTTATGGGTCACGCCAGGCCCACCTGCTTCAGCCAATCCGACACCGAAAAACTCGGGCAAGCCTTTTTGACGCCTGGCCAGTCGCGATGACCCCGAACAACTGCCTGGGGGAATTCGCCCTTCAGCTTCTTGACCAGTTCGGCCATTGCCTTCTTCTGAGCGTCCGTGCGCGTGTCCGCAGGCGTCATGGCTTTGTCGTTCTCGACACCGCCGACGTAGCAGATGCCAATGTTACCCGTGTTGGCGCCGCCTGTGTGGGCTCCGCGCTGATCATGACGAAGTGTCTGGACGACCTTACCGTCCAGCTCGATCACATAATGATAGCTCGTCTGCCCGAACTTATCCTGATCCCACTTTGAGATGGTGGCCGCGGTCACGTTCCGGCCGCGCGGCGTGGCGGCGCAGTGGATGGTGATGAACTTGATCGCCTTGGGATTCATCCATGCGATGGCCATTTTACTCTCCAGATGTTGTGTGGTTTACCATGCACCGCAGACGCAATGAGCCCGTCGCTGCCGGTTACTTGAGGCCGTCTGTGTTGGTGTTATCTCCGACGCTCTTGCCGAACGTGGGCAGAAACACCTTGGCGAAATGGGTCGCCACCTTGATCGGATTGTCCGCGAACTGTTTCGAGGCATTGACCATGCCGGCGAACAGATTTTCCGTCACGACCGCCGCAACGCCGCAGATGATATAGACGTAGGAGCTCTCGCCCCAGATCGAACCAGCGACCCAGGAGCCAAAGCCGCCGAAGAGGCAGCCAATCAGCAGCGAGTGCCAGCGGCGCTTGACGCCACTCACCAGGCTCTGAAGCAAAACGGTGATTGCGCCGCCGGTGAAAAACCAGACCTGCTCGATCAGGTGGGTATTGTTAGCGGGCACGGCTGCTTCCCCAGAGGTATTTGTCGACCGGTCCAACCTGCTTGGAGAGGACAGTCGCGACGAACAGATGGGCGGCGATGAAAAGGACGCCGACGCTGCAATGGACGACGATCCATTTCAGCCCTTGGGAGATGTCTGTGGTCCAATTATTCCGAAGAGCATGCTCGAGCAGAACGCCGGAGTGATAGACCGACAATATGGTTGAGACGGTCACCCAGAAATAAAGGATCGCATTCCGCTTCCCGCGGAAATAGTCTGACACCTGGAATTGCCAATGGCGACCCGATCCAACGGCTATGATGCCGGTGAATGCAGCCATGGAGGTGCAGAGGATGGCAAATGCAATCAGCATGCTGCGGCCTGCGGACTGTGAAAGCCCATCGGGACGCTTGGCTCATCCTCGACATAAACAAGACCGGCGCCACCTTGACCGTCGTCATCGTCGCGACGCCAGAATAATACGATTGCGCCGACTACCAGAAGCGCAGCTGCAATGGGCCAGGGGTTCATACGCCACTCACGATATTGTGTGTTATGTAACGCACTATACCATGGGCGGCGTATGCTGGCAACGCCGCAGAAGCCCCGTTAGGCTACTGCTTCAGGGAAGGTAACCTCGTCAGGAACCTCATCGGTATCTGCATCCGCGGGTTCGACGAGCTCAGTCTGGTATTCGATCGGTTCTGCCGGATCTTCGAGGCCGGCCAGGTCCATGATATCCTCGACGCTTTCCTTGACCGCAACATTCAGTGGGCCGTCCTCGCGCCGAAGCGTCGTATAGATGACCGTGCAATCGGGCCGTTCGATTACTCGGCGGATGATGTCTGCCGGAATGGACATCTTAGCACCGTTTACAGCTGTCAGCTGGAGGCGCTGGCGATCCTTATTGAGTCGCGAGGTCAACCAGCCGAACTTGTCCGTAAGGATCGCCGACCGGACAAACCCGTCTTCGAAAGAGATCCACACGCCCGTCTTTGCCGCGCCGTCGTCGCTCACGACCGTTTCGATAATCTCGATCGCATGCGGCTCGATGAGCATCGACTGACCGGTGACCTGCGATAGCTTGATGTTGTTCCGCATCGTTATTCCTTCGGGACGTTAGACGGCTGCGGCTTCGATGTTGCCCATGACATTATCCAGGGCCATGAAGTGCGTCTGGAAATCGGTTCCCGACACGTCGGTCGCGTTGATCTTTTGACGAAGGGCGACCCACTCAGGCTCTGAGATAAGTGCAACCGCAGCAATCTTCGCAGCTGCGTCCCGCTCAGCCTTGATGATGGCGCGCGCAGCCTCGTCGGCGGCCAGGCGGTTCTGAAGTTCCTGCCGCTCGTCGTCGCTCAAAATATGGTTCGTATCAGACAATCTTGCCTCCTTGAAATGTGTGTGTCGTTATACACACACGCCGAAGAGAATTCAATCGTCGAGATCTCGATAGGCTAGGAAAGCACGCCGACAGTGATCCGGCTCATCACCGAGCAGCTTGGCGCCCCAATCAATGAATGCCGCTGCACGCCGGCCCCAGCGCGTGCCATAAAAGTCAGCCTGGCCAACGTAGCTGCTGATCATTTGCCGACCGCTCGGCTTGTCAGCTAGATTGCAGATGTAGAGGGGCGCCAGCCATATCGTGCATAGCAGAATGTCGATCGCCTTGAGCATGGCCCAGATCGAAGCTCGGATTCTGTCGGCGATCATGCCGGCCACCCCAGGCTAATATCAACGGCCTCGACATCCTCCACGCTCTCTGCTGCTTCCACGGCTGCATCCAACGTGTTTTTGTTCGCCTGACACAGCGACACATGCTGACCAGCCAGCACACCCATATTTATCATGGCGTTCTTGTCATGGGTCACCACGCTATCATCCTCCATGCGCCAGTCGATGGTGAAGGCATCGCCAAGTATGATGGCCATCTGGACCGCGCCGCCGATCTTGCGCTGGCTGGTGGGGTCCGTATTCACTCGACCAAGCGGGGTTGCGCACCCGCCCCATTCGACCTCATCACGCTTCTGCTTAACCGCCGCCCTCGCACGGGTTTGGGCCGACTGAAGATCCACCTCTCCCTCGTCGGTGATCAGACCGCCGGCGAATGGCCCCTCTGTGCCTATTAGCCAGTTAGCCACGCTCAACTCTGGCTCGCTGGACAATGCAGCGAGCGGTATCGCATAGCTGTCTTGCCAGCTGATCATGGTAGCCTCCTCCGAAGCGTAACTGCTGACCACCGCGAGGGCTTTGCCTGCGGAAATATCAATTCTCGCCAGTTGGTGCAGAATGGTCCTGGCGCCGTTTGGCGCCACGAAAGCGTGGGAAAAGTGCATGGTAAAATCCTCGAGTTTGCTGTGGAATCGTTCACCACTCCGCTATGTGGGTCATGTCAGCGATCAAAACGGCGTAAGACCGATCAAGGCTTTCGTAATGATCACTGGCTGAGTCAGGCATCGCGTAATCGCTGTCATCCATGTAGGACATATCAATAGAAGTTAGGCTACCGGCTGACAGTCGAAGCCCTAAGATTTCACGTCGCACTCTATAGAAGCGCAAATTACTTCCGATGCTGTCATAGGCGCGGTCGTCATCCATACGCCAGCGTCCCGACCATTTGAACGAGCAGAACGCCCACTTCTTTGCCGGATCGAGGCTGACATTAATTGGCGTAGCCACATAATCGCTTCCAGAGATGACCTGATGCACCTTCAAATATCTATAACCAGAATAATATGCGACATCTCCTGCTGCCGTTCTGGTAAGCGTGCCGTGGCCCAGGGGCGCCACCGGCGTTAACGGAACATCGAATAGGGCGACCTTTACCGCGCTCCCTCTTGCCTTGTTCGCAACCAGCCAGCCTTGCGATGCAGCGCCCATATAGACGTCTGCCGGGAAGAACATCAAAGGAGCGACGGCAGGATCTGACGCCGGCACGCCTGCATAGCTGTAACCGTTCTTGGGATATTCCGTGAATGTGGCGTAATTCGCCTTGTTCGGAGAGTCCGTCGTGAGGTTATAGACGCCTCGCAACATCAGATTGCGATAGGTGTCGTCGACAGCGACGCCACCCGTATCCTGGTTTGTTGCTTTGAACCCGTAGCCCATTAGGAATAGACCCCATAGAGAAGTTTAATAGAGAGGACGTTGGATGTGCCGCCCAGAACCGTGGCGCGGTTCACGTTCCACGAAAGCGTGTTCCCGCTGACCGATATGCTAATGCCGGATGGCGGGCGGCTCGGTGAGGTGTTGTAGGTATAGGAAGGTGCCCAAAAGGCTGTTCCAGTCAAGAATATGTCGTCTTGGAACGAACCTATCCAACTCGTGCCAGACAGCGTTGAGTTGGATGCGGAAATGGTGAATATGCCGGCCACTCGACCGTAGCGACCAGACTCATCCATTTGCAGCGAGCTGTCGGCACCCCAAGCTCTAAATCCGTATCGCGCCATCGTTATACGTCCAAATTACCGAATTGAGCTCTCAGGACGCCGTTCTGATCGTAAACCTTCCAAGCGCCGTTCGCGTAAGTTGTCCTCGCGCCGCCGCCAGGCTTTACGATCGCGAAGTAATCGGCGTTGATCTGGAAGCTCCCGGTGGAACCGTTATTGAGCTGCTGAAAACCAGTCACATAGCCGTTGACGTCCAACGTCACGCCATACTTGGCCAGGACGCCGTTGACGCTCGTGTTCATCGTCTCAATGCTGGCTCGATTACCCGATGGCGTATAGGCAGACGGTCCTATAAAATTGGAGTCAACCTCACGGAACATGGGGCGACAAAACCAAAGGTAGCTGTCGCCGTTACCCGCAATCGTTGCCTCCTTACGCATAAGGACGTTCGCGCCATATGCATTAGCGGGCGCCTGAGCTTTGAGTGAAAGGCGCGTCCAGCTGCTCAGCGCCTTACCGCCGGCCCCAACGGTCTGATATGCGAGGCCTGAGTAGGTTATGACGGCGCCGTTAACGTCCAGCCATGCGATATACATCGACGCATAGCTGCGATGACAGGCAACGCTGGCGCTATATTCATACCATGCGTTCTGGCTGACCGCCATGGCCGTCGACATCGTCCACTCGCCGTATCCGGCTGCTGCGTCACCCTGATAAATGCCGAGGGTGTGCTCGCCAAGGGGGCGCCAGTCATCGCCGGCCAGATCGCGGGAGAAGGAAAAGCTCCCGGTGCTGCCGTAGGTCCCCCAACCAGTGCTGCTGATGGCGAACTCAGAGTTATACATCAAATTACCCGAGCCGCTCGTTACCTTCTGCTGAAGGGTGGCGACGCTTCCCTGAACCGTCGTCATCGACGATTGGAGGGTGCTTATGCTCGACCCTTGCGTCGACACGGTCGTCGACAGGGATGCGACCGAACTATTTGCTGTGTTGGCCACCGAATAGACCGACCGCAGGGTCGCCTCGTTCGAGTAAGGCGTGGCGACGCTCCCCAACTCCATTTTAACCTGCCGGAAGCCTGCGCTATTGAGGACCGAGCCGTTGGGGCAGAAAGCGACGAGAACGGCTTGCGCAAATACCGTATTGGCGGGGGCCGTGCCGGTCACCTTGAGCTGCACCCTATTTGCGCCCGTGGTGTCGAAACCAAATCCAGACGCCTTACTGACACCGTAGGATGAACTCATGTAGGTGCTACTTGCGTTGAGCCACCTGATCTCCAGATTGAGAGTGCCCGAGCCGCTAGTCATCCACATGTATGCGTCTGCGGACAACGTGACAGTCATTCCTGCATCTACGTATATGACGTCCGATACGAGATGATTCCACCGATCACCAGACGCAGTATTCCAGGTGTGGAAATACTGCCCCCACTGATTAACGGCATTATTGGTGCTCCAAGGACCGTAGCCTGAGCTCCAGTTCGTCAAACCGTTTTCACCAGACGCATTTTGGAGCATGTTAGCATTGCTTGACGCCTTGAGCAGGGTGTCCATCGTGGAGATGTTGCCCTGCGCGGTCGTCATGCTGGTCTGAAGGGCAGTAATAGAGCTACCCTGCGAGGCCACGGTGCTGACCGTGGATGCATAGCTACTGTTAAGCGTCGAATAGGCGCTATACATTTGGCTGGCGGTCGCCTCGCCAGAGTAGGGCGTAGCGATCGTTCCCTTTTCAACCTTCGCCTGTCGCCAGTTCATGCTCGTCACGGTTGCACCAGACGGCGCATAGACGATCAAGGACACCTTGAACGACGCAGTGTTGGCTGGGGAAGTCGCCGTCCACTTCAGTATGGACCTGCTTGTCCCGGTGACGTCAAAGGAGTGAGGAGCTGCACGGCTGGCACCGCTAGACTGCGAGATCAGGGTGCCCGAGCTGTTGAACCATGCGAACTCAATGTAGGCAACGACGCCTGAGCCAGCGCTAACGCCGACCTCGCTGTCAGCTGAGGCGGTATAAGTGTCGCCGGCACCGGAAGGCATGGAACTGGACTGAAGCGTCGCCCAGTTCTGACCACTCCAAGGGGTGTTATTGCCAGCGTAGCGGCCCCAATTCCAAACCCCCTGAGCCCAGCCACCGGCCGCGGCATTGAGCGGCGTCCAGCCGAGGATCTGGTTCTCGAAGCCACCGTTCACCAGGAGGTTGGGGTTCGAGCTCGCATTGATCGTCGTCTGGAGCGAAGCGATGCTGGTATTGGCAGAGGTCATCGACGACTGTAGCGTGGTAATGCTGCTGCCCTGCGTCGAAACCGTGCTACTCAACGAGGCGAGTGTGCCTGCGTTGCTGACACCGGTCTGGTAAGCGGTGTAGGCGGAAGCATCGGACGTGAAGCTGGTCGCCTTATCTCCGAGCTCCAGCTTCATGCGGCGAACAGCAGCACCTGCCATCCCGGTCATGCCATCCAAGACGAAGCGACACCAAACCTTTGTAGCGCCGGTAGGGGCGGTGGCAGTGCATTTGAACGCCTTGCGATTTGTATCACTGACAGAGAAGTCGGTATTGCGCGGCGGCGGGTTCTGGACGCCATCAAGCAGGTTGGTGCCTGCGTCGTTTTGAAAAACCATGTCGACATAGGCGAGCCCACCAGAGGCCCAGAACGAGGTGTCCGCCGACAGCGTATAGGTGTTGCCAGCGGTTACGCTGACCTGCTTTTGAAGGACGAAAGTGCCATTTGCAGAGGAGGTGCGGAAAGCGTAAACGCCCCAGTTCTTGTCATTGATGGGCGCCCAGTTGCCATCATGACTCCAGCCTGTAAGGCCATTTTCAAACCCGCCATTCTCCAGAAGGTTCGGAGTCGCGGAGGGATTGATGCCCGCGATCTCGGTTTCGAGTGCCGAGATGTCGGACTGAACAGAGGACGAAAGTGATGCTATGTCTGACTGGACGCCGGACACCTGCGACTGCATACTTAAAATGTCCGCATCGACCTGAATTTGAAGGTCATTGGTAAGCTGCACTGCTGCGGATGCATCCGCCTCAAGCTCGGCGAGCCTATTTTCGATCTCGTCAGCCGGCGTAGCGCCCACCATGCTCTCGAGCGTCGTCACATCTCCGACATTTAGAATTTCGCCGGTAACTTGATTGACGACATAAGCGACGCCGACTTCATAGAGCGTCTTTTGCTTTATCGCCGTGATCAACATATCAGTGGCGGCAGGATCTAGTGAACCCGCGGAAATCCATGTCAGGCCGTTCTTTTCGCGAAAGAAGACGGCAATCCCGGTAGCAGCAGGATTTGAGTTTTCTCCGCTAACCTTGATCGCGTTTATCGTCGCATTACCTTGGGTCAAATGGACCGCTTCGGCTGTCCATTCTCCCTCGGGCGGGGCATCTACCGGCAGCGAGGCGGCGTTTATAGACCCTCTCACCACCGGAGCTGTGCTGGCCGGCGCTCGGTCACCCTTGTCATTGTAGGCCACAACGCGGAACACAACGTCGTCGCCAGCAGAGAGCTGGAGGTGATATTCGGTCAGGCCTGCCGCGGAGCCCACGGCGCGGAAGGCAGAGCCGTTGAGCGACATGTAAACGTCTGCACCGGCATAGTTTCGGATAGAGCCGGCCGTCCAGTGGACCCGGCAGCTAACTGTCTTCTTCGCCGCATCGGTAAACGGTTCGTAGTCGAACAGGAGCGTCTGCACCTGGCCAACATCGCGCAATGAAATTTCCGACGTTGGGATCGGGATCTCGACCTCGGGAGGCCCATAGACGCCCTCGTGATACTCAACGAAAGTCAGCTTGCGTTTCTCAATACCATTACCCGAGATACCCGTCAGCACGAAGGGCTTGCGGACGTTCTCGACCTTGCCGAACACGAAGTTAGCATGCTGACCAGGCGCCGCAGGCAAAGGTATCGCTAGGGTGACTACCGCGCGCCCACCGGCATCGAGCTCGACGTTGCTCACCGGCCGCTCAAATAGCGCGTCAGTAATCCAAAGCTGAGCTTCAGAGCCGATGTTGATGCCGGTCAGATCACCGGCGACAGTGATCGTGTGGACGCTGGACCCGTCCGCCAGCTTAACAACCTCGAAATCGCGGCCGGCGATGATGATGCGCGAGGCATTGGTCGCGGCGATGCCCGCGCCGGTTACGAGGATTTTCTGGCCCACGATGCCACTAATCTCGCGGACACCGGCCATGTAGCTGTCGAAGTGAACAAGCGCGGAGTAGGACTGTTCCGGCTGGTAATCGACGTTCCTATCGAGCCGAATGACAAAGTCAGTGTTGCCCGCGAGCAGCCGGCCAGAGTCGGCCCACTCCATCTGGTCGTGCTGGATCAGCGCGACCTCACCCATGTTCATGTTGATCGAGTCCATAAAGGACTCGAAATTGACCGTTCTGATCAGCAAGCGGTTGGCATAGATCATCCGCCAGAGCTCGACCTTGGCCTGCTCGTGATTATCGACGCCAACCAGCTGCACCTGGGCGGTGCGTGGCACTTCGTTGAAAGTTACGGCTTTAGGATCAACATAGCGGAGTGCCTTCGCCTTGTTGCGATCCGTCTTGTCGTAATAGGTGACCTCATACTCGTTGGACCGATCGGCCATCGACATGTAGCCGACTTCGAACGTGTCCTTGAGGATGTTTGCGGAGGTGAAAACGGCGGTGGGGAGCCGCGGCCGATCGATGGCGACGGAGATCTTCGTGCCAAACGGAACCGGCGCCGCATGGCCGATGCGGAGCACCTGCTGAAGCGCATCACCGACATTGGTGCCGGTATCGAACACGCCATTAAAGGTGATGCCGTTCTGATCGCAATATTCGGCAAACTCGACCCAGCGGGGCCAGTCAATACGGCTCGTCTTAATACGCGAACCACGCTCGATGCCACACAGGAGATCGAGGCCGATCCAAGCGGGATTTGCAGACCACCGGCGAATGGTCGGGGTGCCCTCGATGTCGTATTCCTGAAGGATCGAGCCCTTCACGATACCGGTCAGCGAAGGAATGCCATTCAGCTGCTCAGACAGCTTGATCTTCAGCGCGAGATTGGCGGTGCCCTTGAGGGCGATCCGATCCATCTCGATCTCCGCGACGTCCGTCAGATAGACTTCGTCGAGATCCTTGTCGCTGGTGGACGTCGCATTCGTGCGGCGGATACGAGCCTTGTAATAGCCGCGCTCCAGCCGTCCCGTTTCGAACGATTTGCGGATCTGCCGGGTCCGCTTGTCCGTTACCGTCACAAGCGAGCTTGCCGCGCTCGGATAGGAGGTAACCTCCTCCAGCGTAACGCCCTCGGTTGCACGGACCTCGTAGGTCTTCTCGCTGTCGAGATTGATCGAGAAGACGCCCGTGTGCGCAGGGGTGATGTCGGTATTGCCAGCAATCGAGCCGTCGTTCGCCTGGTCGAAAATGTAGCCGCTGGCATCCGCTGCCGAGAAAACGCCGGCGCTAACCCATGCAGTGGTCCCAACCTCACGATATTCGACGGTCCCGCTGGAGCCGAATATCTTGCTGGCTCTGATCTTTGCCGCGGCGGCTTCCCAGATGGTAACCTTGCCGTCTCCATTGGCGTCGAGGGGAAGCGTGCTAGGGCTGCTTGTCCCAGCGTTGGCCCATTCGGAGAGCGACAAGCCGGTTTCCGGGTCGATCTGCTGCACCTCCATGTTGAAGGTGACAGAGCGATCCTTGTATTTGCCCTTGTCGGTGATGTGGACGAGACCGGTCGTGAACGTGACGTCAAAGCGGACCTTGTCCACTTCGGTCGTGGTGATGTGCTCAACCCAGCCGGTGTCGATCCGCTGACTCTTGTTGATCTGGACGACGCTGTTGGCGAACCAGTCGTTTACACCCTGCTCGAGAGTGCCATATGCAATCCGAGCCTCAACATCCTCGAAGCTGGACGCCGGCTGCTCGTTGATCTCGATGTCGCTGACGCTATGGATCTCGCCATCATTCAAGATTGCGCGGATATAGAGATACTGATCATCGCCGACATTCTGCGTAAAGCAATCGGAGAAGTTGCCGGCGGTCCTGAACTCACCATAAACGACGGGATACGGGATGTTCTCGGTCGCACTGTTCTTAGCGCCGTCGATGCCGTAGCTCTTGGAGTCATCGCCGCTGTTCTTGGGCGGCTTCGGAACCAGCAGGAAGGCGTTGACCAGTCCGACACCAAGGTTGATCGCGAGCGCACCGGCCCAGCCAATCCCAGGGATGAAGGCGGCAGCGACCGCGGCTGCCTGGAGGGCGATGCGCAGAACCGACTTGAAGCTGCCGCCACCCTGCGGAACGAGAATGAGGCCGATCACTTCGTCACGAGCGATGACCCGGTCGCCATCCGCTATCGCGTCGACTTCCTCGCCGTCGTGGAAGATCATCCACTCGCAATCTTCCGGCAGACCCTTGAGGTAGTCCTTCAGCGTCGCCCCAGGGCGCCATTGAAGCTCATGCGTCTCGACCGTCTCAGGTGCGAAGGCATCGTAAAGCAGACGCAGGTAGACCACGCTCTTGGACAGGCTCTGCTCAACCATAGGTGTAGAAGCCCAGCGGGGTGAACTGGCCGCCTCGCAGCCGCTCGGTCGTGACGCCGATCGGATCGAAAGCATGGACGAACCGGTCAGGCTCGATCATGAAACCGACATGGGCGCCGATGCCTTCGACGCGCAGGGTCACGAGCGAATTGGGGGTTCCGAAAGGAACCTTGCTCCAGCGAACCTCATTCGAGGCGATCAGGCTGGCAACCTCCTCGAGCGTGCCAGGGCTCTCAAAATCGGGGATGGTCACGCCGATCCGGCGGAACATCTCGATAGCCAGGCCATAGCAGTCGAAGCTCTTGGGTCCGCGAGCGCCACGCTCGAACGGAGCACCAAGCAGGTCAATATATTCTGGAGCATGAGGCATGCCCCATTATAACGATTGTGTGTGTTAGTTGCCACACATTTCAGATGTTCATTTTGACCAGCCCAGGCAGACCGCGGAACCATTCGGTCATGCCGTGTGCCGCGCAGCCGTTTGGTCCATCCTTCGTATAATCGCAGGTAGTGAGCAGGCCGACATAGGGGCAGCCATAGCCCTTGAACTGGCGCGCGCACCTGTCCTTGAACTGCCGGGAGCGAGGGAACTGGATCGCCAGTGGATTTTCTGAGCCCAAGGTAAAATTCACCACATAGTTCTTCACGCTGGACGTGATGATCTGGAACCGCTCCTGAAGCTCAGGCGGCTTGTCGAGGCGCGCGGTGTTGATGACCGTCATGACCACCTCCGAGAAGATGCCGCCAGCCATGGCCTCCATACGGCTTTCGATCATTCGCGTTTCATCGCGCGCACTGATGCTGACGCTCGGCGTTTCGTTTTGCCGCTGGCTGATATTGATCTCGAAGTTTCCAGGGACATAGACAATAGGATTATTTTCCTCGTCGGTGCCGTAGAGAAGTTCCTCGTTGTTTCTGGCGATATGCAGCACATCGACTACCTCGCGGGTGTTGGGGTCAGCGACATAAATGTCCAACAGCGCGACCCATGCGTTCCCGCTACTGATCCGGTTCTTGTCGATCACGCTTTCGACTGACAGGTGATTAGCCACTTAGACCTCGCTCATCTTGATCTTTACGGTCCACATCCGGTTCTGTCCGATACCCACGTAATCGGACTTGAACTCATCGAACCGGACGGTGCGGGTCACGCCCCGCATATAGTCGTAGTAAGTGAAGGGCTCCGTTTTCCTGTGGTCCTCATAGAACGCTTCCAGGATCTCAAACTGGTCGTGCGGCAGGGACAGGAACCCCGTCTCGAGCAGCCGGCGCATGTTTCTGGTGAAACGGTCGCGGCGAAACTCATAGCCGCCGTCCGTGTCAGCCTTGATCGACGTGTCCTCAAAATTGTTGCCATAGAGGGAGGGACTCTCCCCCTGAGTTAGCGTCGGGAAATCAGCCATTCTTCACTCCCATGATCGCTTCACGAAGCCGGCCCTGGCGCTGAATGCCCTCGACCACAACATCGACGATCATGTCCTTTCCGTTGAACTGCGGCTCGCCCTGCTCAGCATCGAGCTCCGTGCCGCTGTTGTTGATGATGTTGACGTGGACGTTGGGTAGCTGGCCGCCAGGCTGGTTAAGTTGGTCGCCCAACAGCCGCTGCTGCGTTTCCGTGAGCACGAGCTCATCTTCCAGACCGACGATAGGCACCTCTCCCGAACGAAGCTGCCGACCGCCTATCCAGCCGCCACCGTGATAGGTTTTGGCGCCGGTGAAGAGGCTGGCCGCAACATTTGCAACATCTCCACGACCCATAAGTCCGCCCTTGTGATTGGTGCCGACTGGAGCGGTGATTGCGCCGATCCCGGAGCTAAGCGAACTGATGTCCGCGGACCCGCTGTAGATTGGTGCTGCGGCCCCAGAGGCGCCATAACCGATCGAGCCCGAGGTTGAGCCGGTCAGACCGCCACCCAGCTGCCCCTTCATGAAACTGCCAAGCGACACGGGTTCACCTGCGGCGTTGTTCGCCATTCCGATCGCCGAGAGGATGGCATAAGCGATCATCGCCTGAAGGATGACCTTCAGGATCGACTTGATCATGTCCTTCACAATGTCGTCGAGGCTTGCATTGGCGCTGAACATGGCGTCGACCATCGTGCGCAGGGAGTCGGCCATCACCTCACGCATGTTGGTGCTGAGGTTCGCCCACTGGCGAGCCTGGCGCGCGATTGCACCCTCGCTCTCGCGAGCATTTCGAGCTTCAGCCGCACGCTTCCAATTCAGGAACTGCTCTTCGGCTCGCTGCTTCTCCATGGCCGTCATGGCAGAGTTGGTCCTGATCGCATCGAGCAGGCTCTGCTGACGCGCCAGTTCGCGTTGGTAGTTCGCTTCGCGCGCCTCATCCTCGCTCAGGAGGGAGGTGCGGATCTGTTCGGCTTGGTCGCGCCACCGATCAGTAGTTTCCGCGGCGTCGGCCCGTTGCATGGCAGCGACGATCTCATCGATCTTGTGCTTAGCCTCTTCGAGCTCCGGTCCAGACAGTCCGACCAGCTTGTCCGCAAAACGACCCTTGATCTGGGCGAGACGCTGGTCGGCCTCCATCGTCCCATTGTTGAAGCTCGTCCACAGTTGGTCAGCCTCAGCTTTAGCTTTAGCCAGGTCGTCGGCCAGACCATCGGTCAGCCGCTTGAAGTCCATGTCCTTCTTTGCCTCGTCGATATGCTGGGCGAGGTCGCGCAACCTTGCGATCTGATCTGCTGTCAGCCCCAGCTGATCGGAGCTCGCAGCCAGCTGGGCATTGAACTTGGCGAGCGTTCCCTTACCGCCGTCGAGCGTGTCCTCCAGCTGAGCCAGCTGTCCCGTCATCTGCTGGAGCATGCTGTTATAGCCGTTATCCGCAGCGGCAGCCTTGCGGGTGGCAGCGAGAGCGTCAGCAGCGACGGCGGCGCGACGCATGCGACCAATCTGGTCCTCTGTGGCACCAGCATACTTTCCACCCGCGAGCTCAGCCTGGAACTTCTCGACCGCGCCATTGGCACCGTGCATACGAGCAGTCAGCTGAGCCACCTTGCCATCGGCAGTGACCGCGGCACGCTCCATCTTACCCAGGCCTTCAGAGCCCTTAGCGCCCATAGCGGCGGCTGCTTCAGCTGAGGCAGTCATGCCGGTTTTCAGGCGAGTGAGCTCTTCATTCGCCGGCTTCAGCATGCCCGCGAAGAAGGACATTTGACCCTTATCGCCGCGGGCCTTGGCCGCATTCCAACCATTCTGGATGCGATCCACAAAGTTCTGCTGGATCGCCAGCTCTTTGTTGGCCTGGGTCTGCAACAGCTGCTGGCGACGAAGGCCGGCCGCCTTGTCACCGTTGAGAGCCCGCTCCTCCAGATTCTCCTTCTGAATGGTGGCATTGGTGCGCGCGGCGAGATCTGCCTTGATCAGCTCCATGCGACTGCGGATCGCGTCGTTATAGCGGCTGTCACCCGCACGCGACATGACACCTTCCATGCCCGTGCTCAGCGCACCCTTGAGGCTGTCCATCTTAGCCTGGGTTTCCTTGATCTCCCGATCGATGGCCTCGGTGGCGCCGAAGCGAGCCTGGGCGTTCGCCCTCTTCTTGTAGAGGTCGTCCAGCTTGGACCCGAGCGCGTTGATTGCGACGCCCACCTTCTTGGCGTCATTCAGGTCGCCGATCTTCTTGCGCAGCTTGTCGGCCGATGCCGCGGCTAGCTCGGCCTTGTCCGAGAAAACGCCGGCCGCATAGGCTGCGTAAAGCAGACCGCCGGCGATCATGGTGAGCGGGTTGCTTAGTAGCACGAGAGCGCCGCGGAGGATTTGACCTGCGGCGGTCGCAGCGGCTGAAGCGGCAGCCTTGACGCGCAGCGCAGTGGTTAGCTGACCCGTCGTAACCGTGGCCCCTACTTCGGCTGTGGCCAAAGCGGTGACGGAGGTCGTTGCGGCGTAATCGGCGGCCGTCACATCGCGTGCAGCCAGGACAGCAGCGCGCTTTGCGGTCGTGGAGGCATTCTGTGCCGCTGTTGCGGTCGTCGTCGCCGTTGCCAGGCGACCTTGCATCGCAGCCTGGTCAGCTTGAAGCGCGGTGAGCTTGGCCTCCTCCATCATCAGCTGGGTCTTCGCGAAGCGCAGCGCATCCGTGCGCGCCTTGTTGGAGCCCAGAAGGTCGATGTTGCGCTGAGCAAACATGATGCCTGACTGTGCCGCAACCACGCGCTGGCGCTGAGCGGTGATCTCCGAGATGATGGCGATGCGTTCGGCTTCGATCGCGCGGACGTTGGCAAGAGCGGCGGCCGCTTCCTGAGCCTTGGTCGCAGCGGCGATGCGCGCAGAGGCCTCCGCAGCACGAGCGGTGCCCACAGCCTGCATCTTAACGACAGCTTCCTCACGGGCGGTAGCAACGGCCACGCGCGAGGCAGCAATGTTCTGCTCGACGGCGGAAAGTTCCCGGCCCCATGCGGTCGTCAGGTCAGTTCCGCGGCCACGGATCGCATCGACGAAGCTGCCGCTGGCGGTGCGCATCTGACCCATTGTGGTAGCAAAGGCGCTGGAGGCCTGCTTTGCGCTGCTAACAACGCCCATGAGCCACTGAGAGGTGTTGCTGACGGCCATAGCGGCTGCGATCGCCACCATACCCTTTGCAAGCGCTCCAATTTCGTTGCGCCACTCGAACGTGAACTTGGCAGCCTGCGAAAGCCATGAAATGACGCTCGCGACCCCATTGCCGAGATCAGCAATGAATTGCTTGGCCTCGCCCGACCGCAGCATCTGATTGAACTGCTTGAGGCTCGACACGCTGGTAGCGAACAGACCGCCTTCCTTGTTGCCCAAGGAGGAGAAGTCGGCCGACAGCTCCATCATGTTCGTCTTCATCTGCGCCAGCTGACCAAACAGCGTGTTGGCCAGACGGGCGCCGGAGCCAGCATACATGAGCTCCATGTCGCGGAGCATCGCCTGGAGGTGCGGCTTGGCCTGCACGGTTCCGGTCGCAACTTCCTTGGCAAACTGAGCCATGGTCTTGTTGGCCGCGAGCGCCATGATCTTCATCGCGGACGGAACGGCTTCACCCAACTGCTGGCGAAGCTCTTCCATCGAGATGACGCCCTTACCAGCCATCTGCTGGATGGCGATCGAGGCGCGCTTGAGGACGTCGCTATTGCCGCCGAACGCCGCAGTGGCATCGACCAGACCCTTCAAAGAGTATTGCTTGGTGTCGAGGCCGGCCGACTTGAACTTCACGAATGAGTCCGTCAGCGCACCCAGCTCGAAGCCAGTCGACCGAGCCATGTCCATGAGCTCGGACAGATTCTTCTTCGCCTCCTGGTTCTTTCCGAACTCAGTCGTCGAGGTGGAGAGGCCACGCATCAGCATAGTGACGCGCTCAAGCTCACCTGCCTGCTTCATCAATGAGGCGACCCAGCCCACCGCGATGTCGCGGACGTTGAGCATGGCGAGGCGCAGGTTGCCCAGGATCAGGACATAGTCCCGTAGCATCTGGCGCGGGCTCGACGCCTTGTTGCCCATCCGCTCGAAGGAGTCTGTGAGGTCGCGCACCGACCGGTTGGTCTTATCGACGGTTCCGCCGAAGGTGCGCATCTGAGAACCGGCGGTGCCGAGGCGCCCACTATACCTGCCCGTATCCAGGTCCAGGACAATGCTAAGACGCCTCGATGTCACCGCTCAATCCTCTTATGTGTGTGGGCTACTATGCACCCTTGTTAAATTTCTTGGCCAGCTCATCGAACTTCGCCGCATCGAACTGCTTCTCGACGACAATCGGCATTTCGACTTCCTGTCTGAGAGTTTCGTTGAGCTGCTTGATCGTGTCGACGGTGTTGGCCTGAGCGGCAACGAGAAGGCGAAGCGTTCTTTGGTCCCGCTCTGCCCTGATCCGATTGATCTGGCGGTTGTAGGCCCAGAAGGTCCGCAGCGGCATCGCCATCACCGTCCGATAGTCCATCCCGAACTCCGCAGACATTCGGCCGACGAAGAATGGTAGATCAATGGACTTGACGATTACTCCGCCTTTCCCTCCGCACTCTGGGTTTCGACACCCTCGCCTTCAGTCGGCGCCGACACTTCGTTCAGCTTCTGGCTGACCTCGTTGAGCCACCCGAAGATGATAAACAGTTTGGGCGTCGGCAGCTGGCCCACCGGGAGGGTCGGGAAGAACTCTGCGATGCTGTCACGGATCAGTTCGACCACGCTGACCATCTCATCATCGCCGACCTTCTCGGCTTCCTCGACCATCTTCTGCTGCTTGATGAAGCGCTTCTGCTGCTCGATAAAGCCTTCGACCGTCAGGACGCGCATGAAATGCTTGGCGCCTTCGTGGATCAGGTGGATCTCGCTCTCAACCGGCTCCAGATCATCCAGGTCGAGGAAGGTTGTGTTGTTGCCCATGGTTACTCACTGAAAAGAGGAATGGGGAGGGTTGCCCTCCCCGATTAGGTTCAGGCGGTCGCGTCAGGATCGCCCATGATGAAAAGCTCGCCGCTGGTCAGGTCGACGAAGCCTTCGAACTCCACCGCGAACACCTTCTGGTCGTCATGCTTGAAGGCGAATGAGAAATCGCCCTTCACGCTGGCCAGGCTGATCGTGACATCCTTGCTCTTGTCGTTGGCCGGAAGAGCCTTGGGGTGCAGAATGAGCTCACCGGCAAGCGCGCGAAGCGAGGTGCCGACAGCCGAATTGATCACCAGCTTCTTGGTCGTGGTTCCGACCAGCGTCGAGCCAGGCACGCAGGCCGCCAGCTTAGCCAGATCATTTTCGGCCAGGGGTGCCTTGACCTTAACCGAACGGCCCTTGATCACGTTGTCCACGACGGTATCGCCGAACTGATCAACCGTGATCGGGGTGACCTCAGTCGCAAATTCCACTTCCACGCCGCCCTTGGTCAGGCCAAGGTCGGTCGTCTTATAGGTGATGTTGCAAGGCCCCATCTCCAGATTCTCAAATGCGGTAGGCATCTCGCGCTCCTAAAATCTATATCGGCGCAAAGAATACCATAATTGTGTGTGTGAGTCACTATGCAGGAGATTGACCAAATCCGATCCTGAAACGGACACTCGTCTCAATGTCACCAGCATCGCCGCGTGGATAGTTGACAGGCAGTGTCATGGGTCGCAGCCAACTGATCGTGATACCGTCGCCCTCGACATTGTTGAGGGTCAGCGCCTGCGAAATAGCGAGGCCAGTCTCATAGGCGCGCTCGAGGACAGGATCGCGCACGATCGCCTGAAACTGCGTATTGAAGAACCCGGCCATTCCATCGTCTATCTCGTGTCCCGTCAGCGGATCGATCAGCATGATGCCGCGCGCTACATCGCTCGGCATAGTGCCGACGAATAGATCCACGCCGGAGGTTCCAAGGCCTGCTTGCTCAAGCCTGTCGGCGGCGAAAAAGAGATGCTTCACAGCGCTAATCCTTCAACAATCTCATCCAGTAGGTCGTCAAACTCGTGGTCATGTTCGGCCAGCGCCCTCTCTAGGAAGAGTGGCCCGACCTTGTTCTTGGGACTGCGCATCATCTTGGCATAAGAGCCCTTGCCCAGGCTCCAGTTGAAGCTGTCATGCAGCCAGAAGGCATATAGGTCGACATTCACCCCACCTACGGTTCCCCCAACTTCTACCGTGGCCTCCAGGCGACCGGCGGCGCCAAACTGCTCGATGATCTTGTGAGACTTCTCCAACTCATGCCCTGGTGGAGATGAGGGGCCGCCGGGTCCGTGCCAATCCACGGGACTGTAGGCGATCGACGTCTCCATGATCATCTTCGACACCTGGCGCATGTGGCGCAAGGCACGCTTGCTCGTCGTCTGCCCTTCACGAGTGAAGTGCGCAGCGAGCTGGTTCGCGCTCAGTCCGTGGAAGGTCAGCATCAGAGGTCAGGCCTTGCATTGCATAGAACCTCGCGATGATCGAGCTTGCCGAACACGCTCCGACGCGGCTGGACAGAGGCAATTTCGAGATTGATGCCATCGACTTTGAGAACATCGCCGATGCTGATAGCGAATGCCGGCGGTATCAGGATCTTTGCGTCCGAGATGCGCTGGTCGGCAGCGCCACGGGAGGCAGAGCTGTCCGCGCGAACAGTTGTCGGTGCGGCCGCGTCTGCAAGCTCTACGATCCCAATAGCAATGGGTCTTGGGGCTTCGAATATTTCCCCTCCGGTGAGAGTGCGGCGCGGGGCTTTCTTGAGCCAGACGGCAGTGGCGTTCGGGGTGAACATGTCAGGCTCCTGGATTGACGATAGTGACGGTTGCATTGCTCGAAGGATGAAAAATCTCATCCTTCACGTCGTAATAGAGAGGCAGCCCCTCAGCGCCTGAGACGACCAGAAGCTCGGCGCCATGCCACTTGAAGCTGGGGTCTGGATGCTGGACGAAAATACTGTCGTGCCCAGCGGACACGGCAACATCCATATAAACCTCGTTATAGATGTTGAGCAGGCTGGCGCGGTAAATGTCCCGAATGTGCTTGGTCGATTTGTAACGGCGGCCAACGCGATCAATGAAATTGAAGGCCGGCGCCTCGCTGTCCTCGAGCATTACCGCGGCGGCTGCGCTCGACGGTGTGTGTCGGCCGCTCCGCACATAGAGATCTACCCGCATGCTGTTGGTGCTGACATGCTGCGACAGATTCATCACGTCTCGCTCAGCCTGTGCCGCGATCAAGCGCGCAGAGTAGAGCGCTGCTGAGAAGATGAACTCAGCGAAGCGATCAGCTATCGTCTCGCTGCGTGCCCCTAAATCGCTCAGAGCGCGCTCGTGAGCAGCGATTGCGATCTTTTGCGCATCATCGTTCAACTCAGCTTGTTCGCGCGCTGAGAAGCCCCTGGCGAGCTCGAGCGACCGGTAGAAGATTTCGTCGCGCAGCGCCTCAGCAACAGCGCCCCGGCGGAACAGGAGATCGGCCTCCCCGCGAAGTGAGGCCAGAAATCCGTCATAACGCTGAACGCTGCGCTCAGCCATCTCCGTGAGGTCGGCGATCACCCGCGCGCAACTCCAATCCTGATCACGATGTAGCGCCGGAGTTCCTCATAGGCCTGTCGACTGATGGGAAGATTGAGGAACGGCTTGTCGCTGAACGACGCGGAACTCTCGCCAATGGTTTCAGAGAGAATGCCGTCTTGCCGCTTGCGACCGACCACATCGCCACCCAGAATGACATTGGCCTCGATCAGCTGCGCTCGCTTGATGGCACGAAGGAACCCCGCAGGCAGCAAGTCGAAGCTCTCGACCGACATGCCTCGGAGCTTGACCCGGCCGCATAAGCCGAACGGCGTGTCGGTCCCGTCACCATAGGCAGCATAATTCGATGCGTGCGTCATCGCGTCCAGGAACGGCACCTTGAAGCTCATGCGCAGCAGCCGCTCAAAGGCGTCGGCAAGGGCAGATGATCGCGTGGTGACATCGGCCACAGTATCCCAGCCGTCCAGTGTCGGCCCAAAACTCTGCCGGATCGACAACGCTTCTGGATAGGAAATGAAGCTGTTGACCATGACAGTCAGCGGCTTGGCGTCAGTCAGCAGGAAATAGTCCCGCACCTCGACCTCATCAGTGACAGTCGTAACAGCCACCACGATCTCCCGACCCTGGCTCAGTTGACCGGCGGGTAGCGTCAACGCGACGGCCTCGATCTCGAATGTGGCCGTCGCTACCGCTGGATCGAAGTCAGTAACCACACCAGCGTCAATGACCGTGCCTCGCTCGTCGCGCAGTTCCCAGCTGGCAGCGGTGCCCTCGATTGCGGCGCCGGAGGCGTCCACCAGAGGAATGCTGAAGGTAGACGCTTTGCCCGAGATGCGGTTATCCAGCATTAGACGAGAGCCTGCTTGGCCTGAGCCTTCAGGATTTCCTCGACCAGCTCGACGATGCCACGACCCTTCACGCCCAGCGGCTTCGCGATGTCACGCAGACCGCCGATGCCATTATTAGCACCTACCGCCTCGAGCTCGGCGCGGGTATAGATGACGATCTCCTCGTCGCTCTTCTCCTCGACCTTGCGCTCGACTTCGGCCAGCACCTCAGCTTGTGCCTTTTCGCGCGCCTTTTCGGCAGCGATCAACGCGGCGCGTTCTCGCTCTTCGTCGAGCTTGACAACGTCAAGTGTCCTCGCAAGCGGTTTGGTGACGATCGGCTTTCCTTGCAGCATCAGAGCAACCTGAGCCGGCCCCACCTGCTCTCCGGTTTCAGCATCGACGATGCGCACCGTCGAGCCAATGCGGGCAATCTGGCGAGGCGTCAGATCCTCGACCGACACTCCATTCTTGAAGATAGCCTGAAAACCGAGGCTGCCGGTGAAATTTGTCCAGCCCTTGCTGGTGATGCGAACCTTCATTTCAATTTACCTCGATCCAGTCTTCGGCAAGAACATCGGTCTGACTGGCGAGCCAGGGAACTACGGTATCCTGAGCCGTTTTCATGTCGATGTGCGCGTGATAGTTGATGACCGTCCCTTCCGGGTAAATGCCGAGAAGCGGAGGCCTGTTGACCCGGAACTCCGAACCTGGGACCAGAAAGAGAAACATTCCCTTCCCGTTCCAGCCTGCGCGGGCAACCTTGCTCCCCTTTTTCAGCAGTCTCAAAGCGTCGCCGAAATCCATTCTAACTTCCTCCAAAAGAAAAAGGGACCGGAAAGCCCGGTCCCTTTCCCAGGGCAATCATTATGTGTGCGTGCCACTCAGCACGCACCCACATTAAATGTTGGTCACGCCCTTCAGGCGGGCCAGCGACTTGGTCGACTTCAGCGCCGTGCCGACATACCACTTCATGCGGTAGCGCTCGACGTCCTTGTTCTGCACCACGCCAACCGAGCTGACGCGCAGACCGGCGGTCGGACCACCGAAGATACCGTGCAGACCATCGGCTTCGTTGAAACGAACCGCATAGATCGAGCAGGTTTCGGTGCCGGCGCCCTGGACTTCGTTACCCGGCAGGAAGTCGTTGATGATGATCGGCGTGCGGCGATAGGCCGGAACCATCACGCCGGAACCCGGCAGGGTCACATGGTCAGGGGTCGTGCCGCCCAGGTTGCGCAGCATCGCGAGGATCGCGTCGTGCGTGCCGCCGCGCATCACCAGCGCGTCAGCGCCCAGCGGAACAGCGCGGAGCAGCTGGTCGAGACGTTCGAAGGTCAGCGCTTCGCCGTCGCCATCGGTTGCCATAACCTGGTTGTCGGCGCAAAGCTCGGCGATGCCGTCGAACGACTTCGGGTCGGTGCCCGAGTTACCGGTGGCCAGCGTGCGCTGGAACTTGCGCGACATGCCCTTCGCCTTCGCCGCGATCTGGATCGCGGTCTGGTCGTTGGTGTCGGACATGGTTTCGTCCAGGAAGTTATCGATGTCGACGTCGCCGATCAGAATGCGCAGCTTGGCCACGACCTCGTCGAACTCGGCGCCGCCTTCCGGGATCACGTCGTAGGGATCGAGGAACGAGCCTTCGCTCAGCGACTTCTCGCGGTTATAGACATAGGCCTTGCCGACGATGCGCTTGAACGGCAGCAGCGAAAACATGGCATCGTTATCGATGATCTCTTCGATCACGCCCTGCTCGAGGACGTTGTTCGAGAGCTTCTCGGCTTCTACTCGAAGCAGGGGCATTGATCTCTCCTAATCCATTTCATGGAAATCTTGATGTCGCACATCATAACAAATTAGGACTGTGTGTGCAAGCACACACAGTCCTAATTGAATCAGCGGCCGCGCAAGGCTGCCAGACCGCTCGCCAGCTTGGCCAGACGGTCATTCGACTGAGGGGGCGTCTGCTTGCCATCGACCGTCTTTGAGCCACCACCGGGGTTGACCTTCGACTTCAGAATCGTGTCCTTGTCGGGCTCTGCATCCACGACCTTCTTGATCGCCACGTCAAAGGCCAGGGGATTGCCGCGGGCATCCATCACCTTGGCGCGCTTGGCGGTGCCGCGAGGTGCATCATAGACGACCACCTCACCGTCCTCGATCTCGACGAAATCGCCATAGAGCCGCTCGGCCTTCGAAACCGACAGGATGGTTTCCTTCGAGAAGAACTCAGACGAAGCGAAGGTCTTGCTGACGGTCGCCTTCTGCGCAGTCGTGCGGAGATCCACCACTTCGGCCCGAGCAGCATCGCGCTCCTCCGTGAGAGCGGCGAGACGCGCTTCAAATTCCTCGTTCTGGAGTTCGCGCAGACGCTCGAAGTTGCCCTCGGCGCGAGCCTTGGCCTCTTCCGCTTCACGAGCAGCAGCAGCGGCCTCTTCGATCTTCCGCGCGTTCTCACGAGCGACCTCGGGGTCGATACCGTCGAACTTGGCGGTTGCTTCGCGAGCGGCAGCAAGCTCAGCGCGCAGAGCCTCAAGCTCGGCGTCGGGTTTGGGGTCGATCTTGGGCTCTGGCTGCGGATCTACCTTCGGCTCAGGCTTTGGGTCGACCTTGGGCTCGGGTGCAGGGTCGGGGTGACCATCAGGCGCACGCATCAAACGGCCCTTGCGCCGTTCGGCTTCTGTCATTCGGAAGCCGCGGAATGCGACCATGTTGGATTTCTTCATTCACCTTGTCCTGGATTGGATTTCGAGTGTGCGTAATGTAACACACACGAGATCCGCAAACAACCTGGTTAGGCGTCGGCCTTATCCTCTGCCTTCACGCTGCCCTTGTTGTTCTCGCCCTGACTGTTCCCCTTCCCAGGCACGCGACCCTTCGGAGGCGTCTTTCCGCCATTGATGGTCGGCAGGCCGGCCGCGACCCCAAGCTCCATCTCCTCCAGCCAATTTTCTTCAATGTCCTTGGCGATCTCTTTGACCTCGGCCTCGGACGCCTGCGGGAACATCTTCCTGGCGAGCCGCTGCATCTGGAAGCGACGCAACTTCTTCGGCGCGTTCATGACGGACATGCGCTGGGCGTTGTCCATTTCATCGGCCAGGTTGCGAACGTCGAAGGTTTGCGGATAGGTGACGAGCTCCTCGGTTTCCTGAAGCTCCTTCACGTCGCCCGACCAGGCATTGACCAGGCGCACGATATTCCGCTCGACGTTCTGAAGTGCGCGAGCCTTCGCAGCGAGCATCGCGTTCAGCCGCTCAAAGTCATAGGCCTTCGCAACGCCGGAGCTGTTGTCGATACCGGTTGCGTTGTCTTCCTTGGTGCGCTCGCCGGCCATGCCGATCGAGTGGTAGATTTCACCAACAATCTTGGTGACGGCCTTGAGGATCATCTCCGGCTGGGCGACGTCGGGCGAGATATACTGCGGAGCGGCGCCGCCTTCGGCATTATAGGCAAAGACGCGCTTCGTGCCCATCACTTGGACGTTCGACATCTCCTCGTTGTCAGGATCATCATCGTTCCCGCCTTCGGTCGGCAGCATGCCCTGGAACGGGATTGCCAGCTGGCTGAAGGTCTGATCGGTGATGATGACGTCGAGGCAGGACAGGTAGTTGACCACCGTCCGATCCATATAGGCAACGTCCTCAATCAGGCCGTCGACCTTGTAGAGCTCATCGGAGGTTATGTGGTCGGCCGGAAACACTGGCACCAGGCCCATCTTGTGCTCGCGAACAGAGGCCCGATCGACAACCGCCGTGCGTTCGTTGTTCTCGGTCTTGACCCGGATGATGCAGGTAAACTGCTTCGTCCAGATGCGGAAAACCTCCTCGACCAGGCCCGAGCTTGCCAGCGGATCTGCATCATCGCGGCGGAACTCGCCGTTGATGAACCACTCCAATTCGCCGTCCTCATCATAGGCGAAGTCGTAGGCCTGTGTCGGCTTCAGAAAGTAGGCGTAGCAGCGCCCCTTCGACTCTTTGCGATCGGCCTCGCTCCTGACGCCTGGCTGGACGTTGTTGTCGACCACAACCCAGATCCGGCCGAAGGCGCTGGACCATTGAGAGATGGATTCCATCAGGTCGGTGATTGGCCGCTTCAGCAGCGTGGAAGCGCCCCAGAATTCCTTGATCGGCGCGGGCAGCTCCTCGGATCGCTCGATCGCGCCCTTGAAGACATACTTGTTGACCAGCGTCACGACTTCCTTGGAATGCGGGAAGCGGAAGGCGCGCTTCTTGCGTTCGGCAAATTCACGCGGCCCCTCCTTTGTGTATGTGAACAGGTTCTTCTCGATCCAGTCGCGGCCGCCGCGATAGGAAGATTCGAGAAACTTCCAATGCTCAAGGTGATCCTTGAATTCGGGGTGCCGGCGATCGACCAGCTTGAGCAGTTGCTCGTTGCCAGCGGCCAGCAGAGAGGAGAGTTCGAGCGCCATGGCGCGCAGTATAGCTTAGTTTGTGCGTTATGTCACGCACACGCAAAAGTCAATAAGACCAGCCCACCAGCTTCTTGAAGCGCTCGCCGTAGATGAAATGGATCGGGTAGCCGAGAGCGTCACACATATGCTCGACACCCTGGCTCTTATCCACCTGTGGGGTTCCTGGCTTGTAGATCGTCTGCTCGAGGCTTTCGATCAGCTTTGTGCAGCGCTCATCCACAAACATCTTGGACTCGCCATCGACGTTCTGGAACATGCTGTTGACGGTCGCGACACGGTCAGCCACCAGCGGGTGCTTCTTCTTGTAGAAGATGCGCTTAAAGCCGCGGTTGCGGAAGACGTCCAGGTCGGACTCGCCGCGGCTGGAACTGCGGTTAGCGCCGGCGGGGTCAGGGTAGAGGGCAATCTTGTTCCGGTGCCGGAAATAGCGGCGGTCGATCTCCTCGCAGACCTCCAGCACGTTGGACGAAGGCATGTAGATTTCGTCCACAATCCATACCTCGCCGTTCGGCTGCTGCTGGATGATGACGCTCGACATGGGGTCGACGTTAAAGTCCTGCCCTATGATGATCGGCAGGTTCGGATTGAACGGATAGCGTCCAACATGGCGCCCGCGGTCGAAGGCATAATAGACCCGGCCGGCCATGCTCTCGAAGCTGGCCATGAATTCCTGACGGAAGGTTTTGGGGTCAAGGTTCTCCCGCGCGTGCTTGATTTCGCTCGGCGGAAAGAAGGGCGACATGATCGTCGGAAACTGCCAGGAAAACCACTGGCCACTTTCCTGGTTCTTCCTGATCTGGCCCTTGGAGTAGAGCTCGTAAAAGTGGTTGTAGCTCTTGGGCGTGCCGATTATCAGCGCGCGGCCCTTGGTGGTGGTCAGGGTCGGGTAGAGCACCTTCTCCCACACATCCGGTCGGAAATCCTGGAACTCGTCGCAGATGCAGAAATGCAGGGCGCGGCCGCGCAGCGTGTCGGGACGGTCGGCGCCCTTCAGCTGGATCACCGTGCCGTTGATGAGACGGATCTCGAGGCGCGTCTCGTGCTTTTTGGCAACCCAAGATGAAGGGAGAGCCTCGATCAGCTCATCCCACATAATTTCGCGAGCCATGGAGAAGGTTGGGGCCACATACCAGATGGTTCGGCGGCCCTTGCCCTTGGCGGCGCGGATCAGCTCAATGCGTGAAAGGTGGGTCTTGCCGAAGCGCCGGCCGGCGACCAGGATGCGGAAACGGGCCGGATGGCGAAACACCGCGGCTTGGCCATGGTGCAGCTTCAGATCGATCTTCGGGAGCGGGAAATAGACCACGATCAGTCGTCCTGATCGTATTCTTCGCCCTGATCGTTTTCCTCTTCCTCGACGCCTTCGAGGTAGCTCTGCTCGTTGGCCTCGCGGATACGCTCAAGCTCGGACTCGCTGTATTCGCCGACGTTCAGGTCGGGCAGCTCGGAGCCTTCGCCCAGCAGATCTTCGATGCCAAGGATGTCCCAACTCTCATTGCGAGCCTTTTCAATGATGGCGATCGCGTTCTTGATCGTCAGGACGTCGGCGTTGACCGTCGCGATGCCGCCGGCCTGATTGGCGTCGATCACCTTCTTCATCGCCAGCTTGGCGAGGACATTATACCAGGCGGCATAGGTTTCGACATGCTGCGCGGCCTGCTTAACCCGGCGTTCGCGCTCCTTGCGGGCGACGTCATCGACCTCGTTGGACACCTCGTCGAGGCGGGAAGCCTTCTCGATACCGCGCTGCTTCAAGCCTTTCTGGATCGCCTGCGGCGACACCCCGAACTGCTCAGCAAGCTCGCGGAGCGTCTTCTCGCCACGCTCGTAGAGCGTAACCACGGTAGCCCAATCGGAGGGCGTCAGGCGCGGAGCGGCAGGCACGCTTCAACGAACTCCGGGGGCAACGGTGAGGGTCGAAGCGTTCTGCATGTGTGTGATGATACACACAAACACCGGGATCGGTCAAGCCCCATGAATTCCAGGAGGCTTGCGAACTCCGATGGTTAGCCTAAATCTCTTCTCTCAACCATCGGCGATAAGAGCGGAGCGAAAGCGACGCTCTGGTTATCTGAACGAAGTGAAGATAACCGAATCTTGAATCGAATCTGATTCAAGAATCTAAGTAATATTATTATATATATTTATTATTTGATTCTTATGTCTGCGCGTGCGCATACGCGAGCGCGCATAATGCGCACGCTCACGCGCTAGGGGGTTCGAGGTTGCGGTGAACAGGCCGCTGGCAGGGCCGCCGGTCGAACCAAATCTCGCCCCTTGTCGGTCGCCGCGAGCGTCCGAACTTTCCTCGATCGTCGGATAACAAGCTCGTCTTCGCGAACCAGCTCGTGCATGGCCAGATGCCGCAGCGTGCAGATCATCGATCCGCGTGTCGTTCCTGGCGCCGTAGCTTCGATCAGCTGCCAAACATCGAGCAGAGAACCATCGGCGTTCCCCTTCACCAGAGCCTTGAGCACGGCCAGCTGCTTGGGTGTCAGCATGGGTCCGCGGCGTTTGGGTTCAAGCGGCATCAGGGGCATGGCAGGATCAGCTTCTCGGCAGGTTTCTGGGCATCGAAGGCGGTCAGGGGCAAAACCGCAGGCAGAGAGCTGCCGACATCGGGGTTCGTGTAAATCCCGTAGAGCGGGCTCGCGAGCACCATCTGCTGGAGGGCGTGGAGGCAATCGCGCATCGACATTTTCTCGACGCGGCGCTCTCCTACCCCGCCGAGCGACTTGCCGGTCTTCTCCAGCGCCGAGTGGGCATAGTAGAAATCCTTTGTCGCGCGCTCAACGGCGGTCCGTTCGATCGGATCTTTGGCCAGCCATTCCTCCAGAATCGCTTCTAGGTCGGCTGGGTCGCTCGTGAAGGTTGAGCGGAAAAACCGGATGCCGACATCGTATTTGTTCGACCGCATCGGCTTGACGAAATGGAACCCGGCCTTGTGGGCGAACTGGTTGTATTTCGACATGCTGGACTGGATCTCGATGAACCGCTTGCCCTCCATCCGCGCCGCGATGTTGGTGAACCGGTAGGCCAGGCCGGCGCCACGATACATCGTGTCCACCACGACACGCGCCACGACTGACATGTTCGCGTTGATCCATTTCATCCGATACTGATTGGTCATCTTGTTGTCCTGCCCGGTCGGCTTGAGCTTGGGCAGAACGACATGTCGTTCCTTCAGCAGCAGCTTGGGGCTGGCCATCACCAGCACGCCCACCAGCTCGTCGCCGAGTTTCAGCGTGAAATGGTGGCTGCCGGCCGGGAGACTGCCGGATTGCTTGTAGTGGAGCGCTTCGAGCGTGCGCCAGTCCTCGATCGTCCCGCGCTGCACGGTCATATTGTCGAGCAGTGACAGCTTGGGTCTGGGATTTTCGACGCGATGCGTCTCCCAGGGAAAAAACTGGTTGCACTCCAGCGAGCGCAAAGATATGTGCGTGTCAGTCACCATGCAGCGTCTCGATCTTGATGCGCTCGTGAAAGCGCTTGGTGATGGTGAGGGACGGGGCAAGTTCCTCTTGGAGGTCAGTGTGGGTGGTTGCGACGATCAGTGTTTTGCCGAGCGAGCGGGCAACCTTGGCCAGGTTCCACGCGACGATCTTGGCAGTGACGCGATCCAGAACAGCGCCGAATTCGTCAGCCACCCACACGTCAGCATCACCCTCGATCAGCTTGGCCAATCGGAAGCGATAGCGCTGCCCGTCGCTCAGTTCAGCGGGCTTGCGAACGTAGAGGTAGGCGTCGGACAGGCCAGCAATCGAGAGCAGACGGATGGCGTCAGCCAGACCATCCCCGCCCAGCTGGTCTATCAGCGGCTTGTCGAGCAGTTCGACCCCATCGATCGAGACAACCCGGTCGCCATTCTCTTCGAGCTTCTGAGCCAGCTCCCGGAGGAGAACGGATTTGCCGGCCCCAGACTGGCCGCAAATGTAGATCACGTCGCCGCGGTTTACCTCGAGCTCAACACCGTCGAGCACGGTAAATTCGCGATCCTCTAGGCCCAGGCCGAACGCCTCAGCCACCTTGATGACGCGCTCCGACCGCTCGGTGCGGGTCGAGAATGATTTGTGCAGTTCAATTTTCATGTCGATCCTTCAGGAACACATCTTCGGCATATCCGCCCTCATTGGTGTCGATCGGCTCCCAATCTTCCTGGCTGGCGATCCACTCTTCCTCGTCGGACCAATCTTCCCAGCCGACGCCTCCAGCCGCCTCATCTGGTTCGCCGGAATGTCGAACCCGCTTGAAAGGACTGATGGGACAGTCTCGGAGCCATTCCGCAAGATCCCTCCAGAATGCCATCGGTCACCTTCCACGGCAGAATTCCACGAAGGCCTCTGCCCCTTTGAGTCCGGTGTCGGCCTCGATCTGAGCCAGGAAGCGACGAACGTCTTTTGCCGCAGCAATCGGAATGGTGTTAAAGCCCAGCACCTTGACCAGCTTCTCTTCGGAGCTGTCGGTCGCGGTCACCTTGCGCTCGGTTTCCTCGTCCTGCGCGTCGATGTCCGCATCAAGATCCTGGGAGATCGCCGACATGTCCATGTCGCCCAGATCCTCGACCAGGAATTCAAGCTCGTGATCCTCGAAGCCAAGCGCCGTTACGTCGACGTCGTCGGCCTCGGACAGGCGCCGCAGCTCTTCGGCCATGAAGCCACTGTCATATTCGGTAGAGGCGGTTTTGTTGTGCGCGATGCGCGCCGCGTCAGCCTGGTTCTTGGTGAGGTGGGCCGCATGCTTCACCGGAACCTGAGTGTGACCCAGAGATACGAGTGCCTCGTAACGACCATGGCCGGCGATCAGATAGCCTTCGAAATCCACGATGAGCGCGTCGAACAGGCCGTCCGCGGCGATCGACTTCTTCAGCTTGGCGATATGTGCCGGCGAATGGACCTTGGTGTTGCGGTGGTAAGGCTTGACCTTATCGACGTCCCACATCTCCGTGGGCAGCTTTACCAGATCATACGGGTCAGATGTTTGTGTGTTGCTCACCATGCACCTCAATCGTGGAAGAGGGTATCGAGGCCGGCCGGCTCAGCCTCTTCGAAAAATTCCCCGCTGTCGCAGGCTCGGCAAGTGCGAACCTTGAGGCGGTTCAAGCACGTCGAGCAATCGTCGAACTTCCAGTGGTCGAGGATCTCGGGTTCGTCATCCAGGTCGTCAATCAGCGGCATTGCTGTCGTCCTTAAGCAGCAGGTAAGCCAGCGCATCGCCGGCGTTCGTCAGGTCGTCTTCCTTGGTGAAGCCCTGCTCACGCATCGTCTTGGTGATCAGGTCTGCGATCCGCGCTGCATCAGTCAGCGAGTTGCGGAAGCGCATCGTTTGATGGGTCTTGGAGGCTTTGGGGGCGGCCTCTTCCGGCTCCTCATCATCGGCATCGTTGTCGACGCTCGGCTCGTCGAGATCGAGGTCGTCGATGTCCACCGTGAGGCTCTGTGTGATCGCCGCGAGGTCGCGCTGGCTCCAGGGAAGCACGGCCTCGAGCGCCGCGGCGTCCAGTTCCTCAAGCAGCTCCGACAGCTTCAGCGTGTCGTCGATGCCGTAGCGGGCATTGTCGGCCAGGCTGATTTCCTTCGCCTTCTCGTCGCTGATCTCGCCCAGGTTGATGGTGGGAATTTCATCGTAGCCAAGCTCAATGGCTTGCTCGCACCGGTGCCAGCCGCCGATGCACTGGAGCCGAGACGCCGGCCCGATCTCACGAACAAGGATCGGCTTGAACATGCCGTGCCGCTCGATCGATGCGCGCAGCTTCTCCTCGTTTTCATGGCTCACGACGTTGGCGTTCCAGGGGCTCGATTCGATCGTGCGTGGATCTCGCAATTCGAATTTCATCAGGGTTCTGACCTCTTCCTTGTGTGTGTCATCCTACACACATTTCGGACCATGCGGAAGAGAAAAGTTTGCATCGAAATGGATTACCAACAGAAACTTACCGCGCTAGCTGCTACTCGACATATCTTTCTATTGTGTGTAATATAACACAATGACAAGAATCGCTCGCGTGCTCGCAAACCCCGTAGTGGCTAAGGTCGAAGGGATCGACGATCCCACCAGGCTTGCCCTCTCCGACGCCATGTCCTTCCTCGTTGAGGGGCACGAGCATATGGGTATGGGCGGATGGGATGGCCGGTCAACGCTCTACGATTGGGCCTCCGGCAAATTCCCCGCGGGATTCGTCACAACCGCCCTGACGGTGCTTCAACAGAAGGGCTGGCAGGCCCAGATGGTCAAACACCCCCTGCCAATGCCGCTGGGGCCGATGCCGACGCTCGACAATCCGATCGTCGACAGCTTCCCCGCAGATGAGAACCGCGCCTATCAATTCAAGGCCGTGAAGCTGCTCGAGAAGCATGGCAGCTACATCGCGCAGATCGCCACCGGTGGTGGCAAGAGCCGGGTCGCTGCGCTCTGCATCAAGCGCATTGGGCGCAAGACTGCATTCGTCACCACGCGCACCGCCCTCTTCTACCAGATGGGCGAAGCGCTCGAGGAGATGGGCTTCAAGGTATCGTATGTGGGCGACAGCCAGTGGGATACCAGCGGCGATGTCGTATGCGTCATGATCCCCACGGTCGCTGACCGGCTGGCGCCGTTCACGGCCGATCCTAAAGCGACCCAGGAGGCGCAGCTCGCTGCGACCGAACGATGGCAGCGCCGCTATGATGAAACGATCGCGTTTCTGGATGGCGTGGAGTTCGTGATCGGTGAAGAGGCGCACGAGGCCGGCGGCAACGGCTATTACGAGGTGCTCAAGGCCTGCCGCAAGGCGCATTACCGTCTGGGGTTGACTGCAACTCCGATGATGCGGGACGGCGAAAGCGATCTACGGTTGGTTGGGATGTTTGGCCCTATCCGACTGCGCGTAACAGAGGAATATTTGATCGGTTGCGGCATTCTCGCCAAGCCTTGGTTCAAGTTCATTCCTATCGGCCCGAAGGAGCAGCCGACCACACTTCGCCGCGGCACCGCCTGGCAGAAGGCGGAAGAGCTCGGGATCATGAACAACACGATCCGCAACAAATACATATGCGCAGAGACGATCCGGGGCTCACGATGGGGTCTGCCGGTCGGCATCCTGGTGAAGCGCCAAAAGCACGGCAAGATCCTTCACGATCTACTCCAGCAGTGCGGCCTCAAGGGCACGTTCATCTTCGGCGACAGCGGCAAGGACAAGCGCAAGATCGCGCTGCGAAAGCTCGCTACGGGAGAATACGATTATGTCATCGGGTCGACCATCATCGACGTCGGCGTGGACGTCCCGGCGCTTCAGATCCTGATCCTGGCCGGTGGTGGAAAGGCTGAGGTTGCGGTGCGCCAGCGCATTGGTCGTGCGCTGCGTCGGAAATCCAAGACGCCCAACTTCGCCTTCATTGTCGATTTCGAGGATGGTCAGAACAAGCACCTGATCAAGCACGCGAAGGCGCGGCGCGCGATCGTTGAACAGACCGCGGGTTTCAAGGAAGGTATTCTCCCGCGCGGAAAGGATTTCGATTTCGCTGGGCTTGGCTTCCAGCGTCCGAACCCGATAGGAATGGCTGCATGACCAACATCCCCCTCGAACTCGCCCTCAAAACTGTCAGCACCAAGGTAACGCCGGCGGCTTGGGAGCGAGCGCAGGCGCTGAAGGACAAGACCGGCAAGCGTCTTTCGGATGTGGTGTCTGCCTGCCTGCTCTACATGCCCGAGGACAAGCTCATCGAAATCCTGGAGCAGCAGGACAAGGCAGTAGCCGCGCTTCCGCGGTCAGTGCGCGGAATGATGCGCGACGCTGACAAGTTGAGCGACGATGAGAAAAAGATGCTCATCGACATGCTATCTACGCCACAAGATAAATAATCTCTTGCGCTCTTTTGTGTGTGTTGCTAAACACAAAGGCGACAACAACGCATTCACACACAAGCGAGGGCTTAGATGACATTATCGAACCTGATTGCCGCCTTGGTCGCGCGGCTCCTCCCCACCAAGACCGTCGATCAGGCGGTCAATGCGCTGACCAAAGCGGCAGCCGCGCTCGCCGCTGCCGAAGCTGCTGAAAACAAGAAGGCGGCTGATCTGACGAAGCAGGCGAACGAACTCGTCGCCAAGGCTGAAGAAGCGGCCACCTCCGCTGCCCGTGCCGCTCGCGTTGGCGAGAAGCTGCGCGAACTGACGGCCTAAGACTTTCAGGAAGCGCTGGTATGTCTGCATCCGTGAAAATCATTGGAATATGTGGTTATCCTGAGCACGGAAAGTCCACTGCGCAGCGCTTCCTGGAACTCCTTGGTGTCCGCAGCATCGACGATAGTCGGCCGCTGCGCGAAGCCACCATGGAACGATATGGCCTCAGCTGGGACGATGTCACGACCCAGGCAGGCAAGAAGCGGGTCATCTTTCGACCCGAACATGGTGACAGCGTCACCATTCGCCAGGCGCTCGGCGACCTTGGCAAGGAATTCGAGAAAGAACACGGGCCGAATTACTGGATCGAGCGTGCGATCGCATCAATCGACGGCAGCTCTCCAGTCAGCTTCGGCAGTGTGCGCATGGGACAGGCCCATGCTATCCGCGAGGCCGGTGGGTTGGTTCTGGAAATACGGAACCCCTACCGGCCCGCATCAGAGCACGATTTCGACCAGTATGATCCTTTCGGGGTTGAAGCCACTATCCTCAATGACTGGAGTCTGTGGACGCTCGAGCGCCGGGTGGTCGAGGCGGTCGCGGATTATCTGAATGTCAGCGCGAACCTTCACCTGCTCAGGCGCCAACAGCAAATCCAGATCGCGGCGATGGTGTCGTGATGGATCGCGAAGAGCGCCGCAGCTTCATCAAACAGGCCGGCGAGAGCTACCTTCAGGCCGACATCGCCCTGCTGAACGAGCACAACGTCAGCGATGACGTGATGGCGCTCATGGCAGCTGAGCATGCCGCTCGCGTGGAGACGTTGGCCAGGGCCGTTGACCCCACGCTGGGCCGCGCGCTGATCCTCATGATCGCGAACCTGTTTCTGCAAAACGTGAAAGACATGGACGCGGCGACCGTCCAGGAGCCGGAGATTGTTCATGTTTAAGTTTCGTGGTCGGCGTCAGGCGAATTCGAATGTTGAGGTAGTGCTCGACGTGAACGGTCATATCGATGGTTTTAAGATCGGCGATATGCGGATTGCCTCGCCGCTTCTGATCAAGCCTACCATCGAAGAGGTTCGCGATCAGTGGGCAGCCCTCTACGCTGATCAAAGCGATCAGCTCGAGCAGACCGTGCGCAAGCTCGACGAGGCCAATGGGGCGATAGAGCACCTGATCGGCGTAGAAGAGGCCGCCCGTCAGCTGATGGAGGTCATGAACCTCATGGTCGATCGAGGAACCCCGGTGTTTTCGCTGAACGACGCGGCCACGGCGGTCGATCGTGACGCGATGGTCCATGCGGTCACCTTCCTGCGCGCTCGCCTTCAGGGCACCGAGGTTCCGGCTTTCATCAAAGCTGCGATGGTGACGCACTGATGTTTCCCGGCGCGCTCACTGGTGCATTGGCGGTAGCCAAGCCCTTCATCAAAACCTGGTGGAAACCGGTCGCGATTGGCGTCGCTGTGTTCGCCGCATGGTGGGCGTTCGACAGCTGGCGCGACAATCTGGTTGAGGCCGCTGAGAAGCGCGGCTTCGCTCGGGCCGAGCAGCAATACAAGGCGGCCGTCGATAAGGCCAACGCCGTGACTGCCGGCAATAACAAGGCGATCGACGCATTCGCATCGGTCATCGGCTCGCTCACTAGTCAGCGTGGCCAGGATCTGCACCTATCCATTTCACCCCAGACCCAAAGGATCACCGATGAAGTCGCGAGTGATGATCGCTATCGCGATTGCCGCGTCTCTGACAGCGTGCTCGACGCCGCAAACACTGCGCGTTCCGCCGTCGACGCCAGCATCGCTGCCAGCAATCCCAAGTGAGATCAACATCAACCCGGAGCCTCTGGGTCAGCTGCCTGACGGCACCATGGGAACCTTGGCCATCAACCAGCCTGTGACCGCGCAGATATATGGCGACCTGGCGCTCCGCTTCAATGGCCTGCGTGCCTTGTGGAACTGCGCCCGTGCTCGCCTCGCGGCAGGCAAAGACGTTTCGGAGTGTGCGAAGTGATGGCTATGGGTCATATTCTTCAATTGAGCCAGATGGCGGTGGCGATCGCGTTCAACACGGCGCTTGCTACGGTCGGAGCGTGCTTCTGGGGTCTTATCGTCTATGCGCTCTGGAAGTCCTTCAAGAGCTGGCGGAATTACTCCAAGCATCCGGCCGCCGTGCGCCTCCGGCGTTTCCGCAACGCACGTCGCAAGGCAAAGCGTGAACGGCGGGCTCACGCATGAGTGGGCACGCTGACATGTTTTCCGCCGGCCAGCCCACCACCTATGTCTGCGGCTTTATGTTCGAGCCGATGGGTGGCATCGTCGTGATGACCCTAAAGGACCGACCAGTATGGCAGGCGGGCAAGCTCAATGGAGTCGGCGGCAAGATCGAGTCAGGTGAGCAGCCGCGTGACGCGATGGTCCGCGAGTTCAAGGAAGAGGCTGGCCTCGACACCGATCCAGACCAATGGCGTGAGTTTGCGACGCTGAGCGGCCCTGACTTCCGGGTGCATTTCTTCCGCACCTTCAGCCACGAGTGGAACCTCGCGCGCACCATGGAGAGCGAGCAGATTGTGGCCGTGCCGACAGGACAGCTGTTCAGCCGGCCGCGCGTGCCCAATCTCGACTTCCTGATCCCGCTGGCGCTCAATCGGGACAATCTCGACATCGTCCACATGACGCGGGCTGCTTTTGACGAGGCGAAGGCTGCATGATCGGCGATCTCATTCTTTGGCTTCGCAAGGCCATCAGGCAGACCTTTTGCGTCCACACCTACAACGCCCGCGCGAATGTCGCTTTCTCATGGTTGGAATGCCCCACATGCAAGCGATCGAAAGACTGGAGCCGAATGTGAGCCAGTCCAAAATCGACAGTCTGATCGAGGCCGGTTTGAACACCGGCCTTGGCTTTTTAATCTCGCTGGCGTCGATCCCGCTGATCAACTGGATCACCGGCGTTCAGATGCACGCTGGGCAGTCGCTGGCGTTCGTCAGCCTCTTCACCCTCGTCTCAATGACGCGGCAATATGTGCTGCGCCGTCTCTTCAACGGTCGATCCATATGGGGGGCAATCAAGTGTTCCGTCAGCTTCTGAATTTAAGCTTTTGGGCGTGGGTGCTCTCTGCGCCGCTTGACAGTCGGCGAAAGCGCATGGTAACCGACACACACATTCAGAGAATCGCATAGCAAGGCAATGACCCAACAGACGCTTCCTTTCACTCCCCGAATGCTCCCGGCGGATTGGGCAGCTCTTTACATGGGCGTTTCTCGCAGCAAGTTTCTCTCGCGTGTTGACGCGCACATATATCCCGCTCCTACACGGGATGGTGGCAACACGCTCTGGGATCGCAAAATCCTGGATGAGTATCTGGATGATCGCTCCGGCTTCGGGATTGCAGATCCCAGGAGGGGTATGCCTATGTGAGGAGGTTGCGATGGAACAGCAGAAATTCCCTTATACCGTATGGATCAAGGGCAAGCTCTACTTCAGCGTGAAGGTAAACGGCAAAAAGCTCTATGAGCCGCTGCCGCTGCCGAGCGACCCTCGCTTTGCCACCGAATATGCCCGCCTGACGCGCCAGCATCAGGCGAAAAAGGAAGCGAAGAAGAAGGTCGAGGAATTTAAGACCAATGTCATCACCGGCTCGTTCAAGGCTCTGATCGCCGCATATGAGCGCAGTCTGGCCTACAGAGAGCTTGCTCGCTCGACGAAGGTGAACACAGATTATTATTTTCGGCTATTCAACGAGCGCTGGGGAGATACCCTGGTTTCCTCGCTGACGCCGCGGATGATTGATGAAGTGTTGGAAAGCGAGGATATGGCCGCCAAGCCTGGCAAGGCCATCAACTTCATCAAGCACCTCAAGACGCTGATCGATGCGGGCATCCGCTGGGAATATCGCAAGGACAACTTCAACCCTGCTCAAGGTGCGCGCCGGCCTCGCATTGGCGAGCATGATCCCTGGCCAGAGGACGTCATTGAGGCCGTTCTTGCGCACGCAAGCCCGATGCTGCGCCTTGCGGTGATCTTGGGCCTCTACACCGGGCAGCGCATCTCCGACTGCATCCTGATCGAACGTGAGGCATTACTCGCGGCCGCTGAGGATTCGCTTGAACTGACCCAGGTGAAGACCGGCGTGACCGTCTTTATCCCGATCCACCCGGAGCTTCTGCGGGAGGTCGAGGAGATAGAGCCGTCCGAGAAGGCCGCGACGGTGCTCTACAATCGCTTCGGGCTTCCCTTTCCTAAGCCTGACCAGATCCAGACCCGCCTAAAGGAGCTCATGATCGAGCTTGGGCATTACGAATGGGTTGTGATCGACGGCGAGCGCAAGAAGCGCGCGCTCTATACCTTCCATGGGCTGCGCAAGTGCTCCACGAACCATCTGGCTGAGCTGGGCGCCAGCGCACACGAGATCGGCGCAATCAATGGAATGGATGTGAATACCGTCATACACTACTCGCGCAAGGTGAACCGCAAGCGCCTGGCCGCGAACGTCTCCGAGCGCTTCCGCGCATCTGACCATAAAGCAAAGCCGGCTCGGCGAGCGGCCTAA